CATTCATCTTCGATTCCATTATCTGAATATCCAACGACATCCTTGAGCATTGCTGCATGCATCGCTCTCAATTCTTCATAACTGCATACTGATATATCGATCATGATAATCGTAAGATCAAGAAAGAACCAATCGGTATTGTGTGGTCATGCTTCACCGCCATCTGGCCAATTAGTGTGACAAGGATCAACTTGCACAAAGCATCTAGCCAAGTCCTGCATCATCCACTGTACCCCACGCAGAAAAATTTCATTTTAAAATTTCAGCAGAAAAATTTTAAAAATTATTTTCAGAGTTATTACAAAAGAATACAAATATATACAATAGAATACAATATGTATGTATGCAGGTGAATCTGCCAGAAGACACAGTTGAGAGGTGTAGGGCTTTGATGAACAAACGAGAGTCCTGGGGTGCGTTTATTGAACGTATTTTGGATGAGCACGCAGAGATGATGTGTAACGTAGAGAGGCAGTAAATGTCGAGTGTGGTAGAACAGATAATCAGAAACTCGCTTGATATTGTCAAAAATGAGATGAATGAAATGCAGTCTCGTTTAATCGCTCAACATGCCACGATTGAAGCCCAACGTGAAAAAATTATTGAATTACAATCAAAGGTTGAAGAACAGAGGCGTGTTATTGCTGAGCTCAAGACTTTTGTGCCTAATCATTCCCAGGTTATTGAACTGAAAATTACTGGTCGGGACATTGTAGTTGAATCAAATGTGGTGTAAATTATGTCTATTAAGAAAGTAACGGTAAAATTTGATACATGCGACGAATGCCCAATCCACCGGTATTCTGGATGTCCGGTAGTGCATGACTTCAGTGGGAACGAGATAGACGGGTTTCCAGAGAAGTGCCCTATCCAAACCACCGCGATGTTGAACCGGTATACCGAATTCTCGTCTCGCCGGTCCACGGCAGAGGAGGACGAATAATATGGTTGTCACAAAATTTAGCGATAAGGAAGAAGAAAGTCAGGACGCGTATCCGGAATTATGGGCGTTGTTACGCGAGCAATGCAAATCGTGGAGTTGGGCGAATGATAACCTTGACATGGACGACAGAATTGAGGGTATGCTTGATAAGACCTCCTGGGGATTGCTGCGTGAGTTTGAAGAGGTTCTGGTATCGTTGAAGGCATGTAAAAAGGCGTTGAAATACCCATATGATTCCGGAGCCATTGCCGATTCAAAACCCCGAAACATTACCGCGCTTCGGTGCCCATTTAACGCGAATATTGGGTGTATGAATGGGTCTGCTGGCGTTCTAGAAGAATTTCATACTGATGACGATGTATGGGGGACCACGTTCCGTGAATCCGGGATAATGTGCGCTGCCTGGGACTCTAATCGGTGTGGATGCACGCGGTTGGGCAAATTCAGTCCTGGACCGCAACATGCATGGTCTGGATATGAAGGACCTAAGAAAAATTAGGAGATGGGAAAAATGACAGATGAGATTCAGCGACTACTGGATTTGGTGTGTAAGGGGTATGAAGAGGCAGATCGGTGGATGCAGCGATATAACGAGGTTTGGGAAGATTTGTCTGCCACTCGGAACAATTACGAAGAGTTCCGGAACCAGGCTGTGTTTTCCCGGTCAAAACTGATTACTCAACTTGAAGAGTCGGATGCAAAGGTCTCCCGATTAATGTCTGAAAATCGGCGACTGATTGCCCATGTTAATGAACTGTCTAAAAATTATGTAAATGCACAAAAAAACATTGAAAAATTGAAACTTGAAGGATACCGTCTTCAGAGACGGATAGACATCCGGATGGGAATGGAGGCACTTGACAATGAGTGATTCGTGGGAAGAGACATGTGAGGACAGTCGCCTTGGTCGGATTGTAGCGATGACAGAACTTGTGAACTCGTTATCTGCGACAGAATATCTGGATTCGCTTGGCGACATGGATTTGGGGGTTCACTTGGCTGATTTGGTCCGGATGAAATCGATATACACGCAAGTGATTACAGGACTGGATCCTGGGGTTACTGGATACGTCACGCGCCGTGGGATATATGATGCGTATATTAAGACGATTAAATGGGAGATTGCGGTTATTAAGACCCACTTGACAAAACTTGCAGGTGAGAAAGATGAGTGACTTGCCGGGGGTAAATCCCGGTCCTTGGTGCCCTGTTTACCATAAAACTGCTGACAGAACAGATTGTGGCGTTAGACGGTGTAAATATTACGTCAACCACGTAGTGACAGAAGGTGAGGTGTCAGAGTCACCAAACAGCAGCATCCCGGGCGTTACTGATTCTCTTGATGCTATAAGCGTTTCGAAACCTGTTGTGCGGTTTAGAGTGCCACAGTATGTGTTAGGTGACGAATGCAAGTGGCACTGTTGTATGTATGACGAACCAAGCAAATTGAGGTCGGTCCCATGGCTGGAATAGTTACCCGGTATAAATGCCTGAAATGTATGATTGTATTGCCAGAAGGATCTTTGGTGTTTGGAAATTGCCCGCAATGCAATTCTGCGTCTCAACTGGTTGAGATGTGTCCAAACGACACAATTGAGTGTGGCCACGATATTGTTGAAGGATTAGCGTATTGCGAGTTGTGCGGGGAGCCGATGTGCCCGATTTGCAAGTGTCATGATGTTTCACAAGTATCACGGGTAACGGGATACCTGGCAGATGTGGCAGGATGGAATGCAGGGAAGCAGCAGGAGTTAAAGGACCGGCATCGCACAGACGTGACAAAATGAGTTGGCCGTGTGACGGTGTTCCCCGGGAAGGTATGGAAGTTCCCGGGATGAAATGCCCGAAGTGTGGACGGGAATGTGTTCATTGGATTGCGGGGGAAGACCCGGACTTGAAGAAACCTCGCCCACATTACAAATGTTTGACGTGTCGGCACTTGTTTCATCGCGGGTATCCGAAAGGGTCTCGCCAATTTAATGCGGCGATAAAAAAACCGTTTTTCGTGTTATTGTGGAGGAATTGTTAAAATGGGGCTATTTGAGTTTGTGAAGAGTCATTGCAGTTGTTACCCGGAAGTTCTGGGGTATCATTACCTGGCGGACATTTATGAAACCCATCCACCAAAGGTTCCAATTGATGACCTGAACAAGTATGAATTTGTGTTTATTTCATCTGACTTTGCATTCCCGATTCCGGGATTTGTTGGATTTCAGTTTTTAACGTCATCTGAGTCTCCCGGGTCTTGGATGTGGTTACAACAGGAGTTTTCGAATTTTGTGCAAATGTCCCCGTCAGAATACACAGAAGTTCCATCAGTGGGGTTTGTAGGCCGATGCCCGGGTTTTGGAACCCCTAATGGCGGCGGGGCGATTCATGCTGGGTTTGAGCCCCGGTATAAAGCGTTAGAGCGATTAATGTGGTCTGACGACATTTGCGTAGACTTTCATATCCACACCAAGCCAGACGGAGATTCTGCCGGGTTTTGGAACGATACCCGGGCTGATTATAAGAAAAATGCACCGCTGTTCAAAAACAACATGTTGGCGAACCAATACCAGTTATGTGCTCGTGGGAACGCCAACTGGTCGCTCCGGTTCTATGAAACGTTAGCATACGGGAGAATCCCGGTGTATGTTGAAAGTGGCGGGAAATTCCCGGTTCAGGTGGGTGGAATTAATGATTTTGAAGAATTGGTTGGTGGGTTCCCGTTTCCGGTTGTGTTTGACATTGCCGATATTGAGAAGACAATCCTTGAGTTTCATGAAGGATTGCGCAATCAAGATGGGTTGGTAGAGGCTCAAAAGGCATGCGCAGTGTTTTACGACGAGTGGTTTAGCCAGGAAGCGCAGATTCGAGAGTTCAAGTTTAGGTTTGAAGAATATATCAAGGAGGACTAAAAATGGTAGATGAGCAGGTATGTGGATATTGTGGAAAGATGACTTGGAGAACTACTGGAAGATTGCATGTAACGCAACTGAAGGCATCGATAATCAATTTTAATGAAGAGATCGATATCAACATCGAAAACGAAACTTTCTGCGATTTTCGGTGCCTTGAGGGGAAGATCCACGAATTTACATATCGTGATGATCTGGAATAACTTTTTTTAAGTTTTAATAATTCAGAAGAAGGATGGGGTGGGGCACCGTTTCCCCAAAGGTGCCCCGCGTGCGGAGTTATTGGTGCTTCCCCCATGCAAAGGGAAGCGGGATGAGTGAGTTACGAAGAATGCGTCCTAAATGGAGTGTATGACAACACAAATCAATGCCCGGTTCTGCCCGAAGAAGGTTTTACACGAGGGTTGTCACGATGTCTGCCTTCGAGGTGTGTGTAAGGCGTCATTTCACCACGACATATACAAAAATGAGGTATAACGATATAAAATTTGTTATTTGGTGTAGGGAGAAAGTGAAGCCATGTATGCTTCAATGTCTTTTTTCATGATCATGGTTCCCCCACGGTGTTCCATGAATGGCAGGGCTGCTTTGAAAATGCCCTGAATATAATTTTCTGCGTCTGCGATTACGTATTGAATCGCATCAGACTGGATTTTGATGTCTGGTTTCACGTTAGCAAGTCGTCTGACTGCTGCTACTGGTAGTTCACTGGTCTTTTTACCCATAATTACTGATTTTGAGTTGTAGTATAAAATATATGGGGTAAAAACGTAACAAATACCAGAATATTATGGACATTGATTTTTATACACAAGTAGACCGGCAACTGTCAAAAATCCCGTATTGTTCATCAAAATGTGAGTATTATGCCGTTTGCCCGGTATGTGACAGGTCTGGCTCGGACCTGGCTTCATGCTCGTTACGCATGTTACCAGAGGATAAGCGCAGAAGATTTGTGAATCTTTACCTTCGTGGGCGTGACGGGTTGCAGGCTGAAGCGCGGGAACTGTTATTTAATCTTGCTAACGGGTTAAACCTGAAAACCAGCCCGGCTGACATGATTACATACATTGACACGATTCTGAAGATTGACAGGTCGTTTAAAGTTACAACTCCGGCTTCAAAGAAGGTTGAACCTGAAGAAGATGAGGTTCCCCAGAAGATAGAAGTTGTAGTCAGCAAAAAAGCAAAGGCAAAAGATCCGGATGAAGCAATTGTAAGAAAGATAGAAAAAGAACTTGATAAGAACCCGGAATCGCTATTCAATTCAAATGTTGTCGATTTGGTTGCAAGTCCTATAAAATTTCCGGAGTTCCCGTCAAAAAAACGTGAGATTATTGTTGATTTACGGGGGATTAAACCAGCGGAGCAACCAGCGGAATGATATTGATTGCGGTTGAGGTGTAACGTGGAAATTGGATTACACGAAAACCAGATGAAGGTGTATTCATCAAAAGCCCGCTTTATAACTTTAAATTGCGGACGCCGCTTCGGGAAATCGTGGTTTGGCGCTGCCAAAATCATAATATCCGCGTTGGCGAACCCCGTGGGTATATATTGGATTGTGTCTCCTACCTTCCCCCAAACTGATATTATGTGGAGGATGGTTGTTAAACTTCTTCCAAAAAAGTATATCAAGCAGACATATCTGGGTAAGTTGTGTATTGAGCTCAAAAACGGGGCTACGATATGGGCAAAGTCTGCTGATAAGTATGATAACCTTCGAGGAGAAGGTCTTGACGGGGTTGTCCTTGATGAAGCGGCAATGATTCACCCTGACGCATGGTTTAAAGTAATTCGACCTGCATTAATGGATAAAATGGGGTGGGCGTTGTTTTGCACGACCCCAAGAGGAAAGAATTGGTATTACCGATTATATCAAAAAGGTGTTAAAGGTGGATCAAAATATCATCCAAGTTGGGAATCGTTCACGTTTTCGTCGTATGATAACCCGTTTCTGGAACGTAGTGAACTTGAAGAAATTGTTCAAGACTTGTCAGAACTCGAATTCGAACAGGAAATCCTTGCAATTTTCTTGTCAGACGGCGGAACCGTTTTCAAGAACCTTGACGCCTGTACCAGAAGTAATATTCTGGATGAACCTGTTCCGGGGACAATATACGTTATGGGATGCGACCTTGGACGGCATCAGGACTTTACCGTTATCACCGTTGGAAATCCAGCAACTAAAGAAGTTGTCTACTTCGAACGATTCAACAAAACGTCTTGGTCTTTCATCAGATCAAGAATAAAGGCTGCATACAAAAAATATTATAATCCCCCGGTATTTTTGGACACTACTGGCGTAGGAGACGCAGTTCAGGAAGATTTGGAAGAAGACGGGGTAAATATCGTAAGTTATCATTTCACAAACGATAGTAAGAAACAATTGGTAAACCGGTTAGCAATCGCGTTTCACAATTGTAACATCTATATGCCACCAATTCCGGTTCTGCGGGAAGAGTTGGAATCTTTCACATATGTCCACACAGACGCAGGAAACATCAAGTATGGTGCTCCTAAAGGGTTCTTTGATGATTGTGTGTGTTCTTTGATGCTTTGCAACTACGGTATGAATGGCGGTGTTGCATTATGCATGGGTGGTTTTGAATCGGATCTTACTCAGGAAGAATATGACAAACTTGCAGAAGAGCGGGATGTTGACATAGGAGACGACGTGTTTGATTGGAATACTGATTCGTTGTGCACATCTGAAGACGGGTCTCCGGTAGACGATTTGTATGGTTGGGGAGATGACGACTATCCTATTAAACCCCGGGGTGGCTTTATAGAAATTTAAATTGTGTTAAATCTGCACAACCTTTTTTATTAATTCGCGTGTCTCTTATTAAGAGGTAAACAATGGGGGGTTCGCAAATTACGTCAACGAGAAAAGATGAAAAGGTATATAGCACCCTTGATAAACTCCCATCAGAACAACTTACCAATATCCTTCTAAAGGCGTTTGCTGCCCGGGAAGGGTTTACATTACCCATCCCGTCTTCGATATCTACAAATTACGAGCCTGATATCAAAGATGCACGGAATTGGGAAGAGTTTTCTGAATGGGAACGTGCTATACATCCAATATCGAATTATTACAATACACTTGGGATTGCCAGACCATATTTTTCAAAAGCGGCCAACGATGTGCTTGCAACTACCCCGTATTATGCAATATGTGAGAAGTCAATCTGCGATTATACGGCAGCACTTGAGTTTGGGGTATATGACAAGAATAACGAGCACTGCCCTGACATGGACGAGTTTCTTGACTATCCTGGGCCTCAAGTAACGTTTGGCGATGTAATTAAGAAATCGCTTCCTGATATAACCCGGTATGATGCCGGGTGTCTTGTTAAGACCTTTGATAGGCGTGGTAGATGTGTTACATTCGATTCGTTTCTTGGAACGGAATTCTGGAAAGAAATTGACAGGGTTCCAGTTGGAATCAATCTTGGTCATTTGCCAGCCGCAAAACAGATTGGGTACTATTCGCATGGTCATGTCAAGAGATATTGGCAACGGTCACGAACGGGAGTATATGTCTCGTTTAACCCGAACGAACTTGCTTACATGTCTATGTATCCTCGTAATGACACAATTTATGGGACAGACTGGCTTTCGGCTCTTAAAGCGCCTATTCAGTATTTGATTGATTCTACACGCGCTGCAGGAAAGACGTTCCAGAATGGTGTCGTTCCGTCTCTTGTCTATAAACACCCTCAAGTTACTGATAGAAAACAGTTGATGCAACGACTTGCCGATTTAAGGCAGAATAATCAAGGGCCGTTAAAGTTTGGGTCTACTCTTCACTTGGTTAAAGACGAAGAAGTGGAGACATTATCACATAAACTGCATGATATGGAATGGCTTGAAGGCCAGAAATTTATGGCTCAGTTAGTATGGTCAATGTGGGGATTCCAGCCCCAGGAGTTTGTGGGTGAGTCAGCGAACAGAGCTACTGCTTACGTGTCTCGTAACATTACCAAATCAAAGATGCTATACCCCATAATGAAATATCTGGAAGTTGTGTTTACCCGTGATGTGTTGCCGTATGTTGACGGATATAAGAAAGGGATGCGGTTTAAGTTTGAAATTGAACAGGATCTTGATGACACAATGAAAGTCGCCGAGACAAAACTTGCACAGTCTCAGGCTGCTAAAACAATGTTTGAAATGGGTATAAAGAACAAAGATGCTGCGAGATTGGCTGGACTTACGAAAGAACATGATGTTGTAGAGTTTGACGAAATTTCTGTGATGGATTTGAACCAGTCGCAGCAACTTGAAGGCGGTAAACCGTCAGAACCAAATCGTGGTAAAAAGACTGACCAGGGTAAACCAGACCGAAATCGTGGAAGTCAACAGAAAATTAAGTTTGGTGATAAAGAAGAGCGGTCTGCTGGAATTAAGAAGGCAACTACTGAAATCAAACTTATTGGTGACGACGGTGCAGAAATCACGATTGTTCCTGCTGGACCTTCGGTTACGACTAACCGTAAGGGGTGTTCTACTGAAGCAGCCCGGGATATTACAAAGGAAGTGAGAGAATTGACAAAACATAATCGGGCAATGATGAGAAACCCTGAAGTGTGGGACGGTGTGGTTGCAAAGGCAATTGAAGATTTTGATTTAATGTTATTTTTAGGAGAACAGTGATATGGAAGCCGAAACGATTTTGATCGATTCTGACGGAAACCGGGTTGGAGTTGTCGGAAACCCGTTATATGCGGTAGTAGCATCTCCAGGTGATGAATAATGGCAGAACGAACTGCAATCTTGATTGATGGGACCGGAGTCCCGGTTGGAACCGAAGCGAACCCGCTTGTGATAGTTGCATCGGGGATGTCAATGGTGGCATCTCTTGTAGATTTAACTGATGTTGCTGTGGCATCTCCTACAACTGGTGATTATATTGGGTATGACCCGGCAACGGGGAAATATATCAATAAACCAGTAACAGGAACGGGAACGGGAGACGTTACCGGTCCTAATTCGTCTACAGACCGGTCAATTGTGGTGTTTGATGATATCACCGGGAAACTGATAACCGACACATCTATAATTATTGGTGACGATGGGACTGTGGACGTTCAGGGCAACAAGATTGTCAATTTGCAAACCCCAGTAGAGTCACACGAACCAGCAACCAAGTTTTATGTTGACCAGTTTGTACAAGGATTGTCATGGCAAGACCCGGTAATTTCGATTGAGATTGCATCTCCTACACCAGCATACGACAGAGCACGATATATTGTGGACGAAGGCGCTGTTGGCGACTTCATTGGACATTCGGACGAAATTGCGGTTTGGTATGACGATGAAGGCCGATGGGAGTTTCTGACTCCTGGTGACGGCTGGGCGTGTTATAACGAAGAACTTGGCGAAGTTATGGTATATAACTCCCCGGACTCGGTATGGCGAAATATTGGGTCTGGTGGAATTAGTGAGGCTCCGATAGATGGGATTCCATATCTTCGGATGAATGCAGGATGGGTAAAGACTGCAAGTGGGAGTATTATACCACTTGATCCTAACCAGCATTGTCTGACTGCATGGCATGATAACGAGGGTACATATCTGCGGAACGCTGGATATGGAGCGTATGTTCCGGACGGGTTGTTTGTAAAGACCCCGCATTCTGCCAGGTCTGGCGAATATAAATGCAAAGTATACGGTGATTTGAATTTATCGACATATGCTGGAATACTGGACTTAAATGGACATGTTTATAGCGCAAACTCTACACCCAGCCCTACAAATATTGGGTTTGTTACAAATTTGTTTAAGAACCAGAATGCGGCGTTGTTTGGAGGGGGGCTGTTAATTTGTGGTGGCGGCAGCGACGGTGATTTGGGTGATGGATCCGAAGACCCAAGGGTTGTTATTGCAGTAAAGCCCCGAGGGTCGTCAACAGTGATGACTGTGCTTAAAGTCTATAAAGACGGGCTTATCCGGCTTCCATATGGAGTGTTCCCATCTAAGATTAACATCCCTGTGGGGCAAACTTACAATATTGATGGGTATCCACATACTCATTCACAATATTTGCCGTTATCCGGGGGAACCCTTTCTGGTATTCTAAATGCCGGAAATAATCGGATAATTAATGTTGGGGAACCGGTAGCCGGGTCGGATGCAGTTACGGTTGATTATGTGGGTGGATTGATTGGTGGTGTTGTATGGCAACAGCCAATAGAATCGATTGTTACATCTCCACCAGAATCTCCGAGTGATGGAGAACGTTACTTGGTTGCCCACAGCGGAACGTCAGGGGTGTTTGTAGGGCATGAAGATGAGATAGCGACATATGTAGTGGATCATTGGGGATACGAGGTTCCTGATGCCGGGTGGTGTCTTGCAAACAAAGATGATAATTATGCATATGCGTATAATGGAACGCTATGGGTTCAGATGCCAGGGGCGGTGTCTCATTCTGCATTGCAAAACCTTGCTGTTGATGACCACACCCAGTATGTTCATATTTCGAATAACCGGGAGATAACCGCGATTCATACGTTTACAAACGGGTTTGCAATATCTGTTAGTGATACGATAGACAATTTGAATGCGTCGTATCTTGACGGGGTTGCAAAGGAAGGGTTTGCCCTTACTGCACACACCCACGGGTTTGCAACATTAGATGATTTTTTGGTTGCATCTCCTGCAAGTGGAGACACATTAGCGTTTGATTACGATTTGGGTAAGTTTGTAAATACCCCGGCAAGTGGGACGATTGTAATTGATCCAGCCCACCAGTTTGCAGATGATACAGAACGAGATGCGTATTTTGTTGCATATCCGGATGAACTTGTAGATGGGATGTTTATTGCAGTTGGAACTGGGTTCCAGCAATATGATGCAGTAACACCGGAATGGAATGACAGAACGGCAATTGTAAGAGGTCCTGCTGGAACCGATGGCAGGGACGGAATTGATGGTGCGGATGGAGCAGACGGTGCTCCTGGTGCAACCGGCCCTGCTGGAGAACAAGGTATCCAAGGTGTTGAAGGCCCACAAGGTGTGCCAGGGTCTCCTGGAACTTCAATAAACATGCAAGGGTCGGTCCCGGCATCTGAAGATTTGCCTGCTGTTGGTGATTTAAATGACGGATGGTATTGCGAGGATAGTGGAGATTGTTATGTATGGTCTGCTGATTCTGTTTGGGTTAATGTGGGTCCAATTGTAGGCCCCCAAGGGCTTCAGGGTGTTCAGGGTATACAAGGGGCAACAGGGCCCACTGGTGCAACTGGTGCTGCAGGACCGGCTGGACCGGCTGGTCAAATTGGGCCGGTTGGACCTCGTGGACCACCGGGTCTTGGCGGTGCGTCGTGGCAACTCCCGGTGAAATCAATTGAACCGGAACCCCCGGGGATATATGATTGGGAAGATCGGTTTATTGTAGCGTCTGCACCGACAGCAGGGAGCGAGTTTGAAGGGCATGGGAATGCAATCGCGACGTGGTTATCGTCAAGTGCCTGGTATTTTGACGATGTAATGGTAGGTGCGGTTTGTTATGATTATAACCAGCAGAAATACTTGAAACGTGTTGCAACTGATTGGATCGATTGGAATCCTGGTGGAGGGATGTGGGGGTCGATTGGTGGCAGTATTGCAGACCAGACCGACTTGCAGGAGGCATTAAATGCTAAACTTGATGTTGCGTCTTTGCCTGATCCATATGAACTTCCAGTTGCAACAGATGTTATCCTTGGTGGAGTGAAGATTGGTAGTGGTATTGATATCACTGATGGTGTTATCAGCGTTGCAAGTGGTGGCGATGGTGATGTTACCGGACCAGAGACAACTACTGATAATAAAGTGCCACAATGGGATTCAACGAATAAAAAGTTGAAAGATGGATTAACTGTTGGAACTGCAGCAAGTAATCTTGTTCAGTTGGATGCAGAAGGTAAACTTCCAGCAGTTGATGGAAGTAATTTGACAAATGTATCTACTGTTGCATCGTTTACTGATTTGACTGATTGTCCTGCAACATTAGGGACTGTTGGCCAAGTGCCTGTAGTTAATGAAGCCGGTGATGCACTTGAGTTTGCTACAATTACACCAGTGTATGAAGCGGTAAGTGTTGCATATACTTTACCAATACCAACAGTAAATGGAGAATCGATAGATATTGTTGGTAAAGGTGATGTATGGGTTGTGACTGCGTCAGGAGATTGTACAATACAAATGGGGTTTGATTCATCGGTTGCAAATGGGACGTTGTCATCAACAAGTGGGTATGATAGTGTCACTCTTGTGTATATTGGTGGAAGTAAATGGGTTGTAACTCGACCATGTGGCGTGCTGACACTGGATGCGGAGTGATATGAATGGTTGTGACTATTGAGACGATTCAATTTGATGATACAACAGTAAAGAAATTTACAACTGATTTGGAACCGAGTGCATCACAAGAACAAGATTCTATTACATGGATATGCCCACCTGGTATTACTAATATTACATGTTTAATTGTTGCCGGTGGCGGGGCCGGAGGAATGCAAAGCCGTTGTGGGGGTGGGGGTGCTGGCGGCGTGTTACACGGAGACATTTCTGTAATTCCAGGGACAGAATACATAATAAAAATTGGTGCTGGTGGAAAAATTGTTTTAGATTCATACCTTTGGTACTCTGGTGCAAATTCCGAATTTGGCGAGCATATTGCAATCGGTGGCGGAAAAGGAGCAGGATATCAATACTCAAACCCTGGCGATGGCGGGTCTGGTGGTGGAGCAGCATCATATGTTAATGCAGTAGGGTTGGCATTACAACAAAATTCGGGGACATTAATAGGATATGGTAATAACGGAGGGCCATATCCGGGGCCAGTCGAATATGGGGCTGGTGGTGGTGGGGCTGGTTCTGCTGGAGTAATTAAAACTGGTGGTAATGGGTTGCAATCTGATATAACAGGAATAAGTGTAATCTATGCAACTGGTGGTGGAGGGAGTTCTAGAATTAATAATGGAGCGCCGGGTGCTGGTGGCAGCAATAATGTAAATGGAGGAAGAGGAGGATATTACTATGATTCGCAACCAACATATTCGTATCCAGCAACACCGGGGGCCCCCAATACCGGGTCTGGGGGCGGGGGTGGCTGGATGTATTTGAGTGGATATAATGCATACGGAGCATCTGGTGGTTCGGGGATTGTCATTCTTCGGTATACCACTTCAAAAATATTACTAAAATCTGCCCATGCAATTATCACTGGATCTGGAAATTTGCTTGTTCAGAATGTAAAACATGGAGTGATTTAGATGGCTGTGATAATTGAAACCATTGAATTTGATAATAAGATAGTGAAGAAATTTACTACTGATATACACAGGACTTCATCAAAGGAATCGGTTTCTACGACTTGGATATGTCCTGATGGTGTTGAAAGTATACGGTGTTTACTTGTTGGTGGTGGGGGTGGAGCAAGTGAAGAAAGTTCTGGAAGTAATGCAAATGGTGGTGGAGGAGCAGGCGGTATGATTGATATTGTTGTGTCTGTTATTCCAGGAGTTGAATATGCGATTGGTGTAGGACTTGGAGGATGTGGTGCAACTTATATGTCAGGAGATGGATACGATGGAGGGAACTCGTATTTTAATGATTTAATTGCATATGGTGGCGGGCACGGCGCGAACGTTGCTACCGGACACCGGGTTGGAGGGTCTGGAGGATCTGGTGGTGGCGGGTCGCCAGTAAATGGCGGGGCAGGGGGGTCTGGTACTATAGGACAAGGAAATAATGGCGGGCCACCAAAAACTACGTCTCCATATGCTGGTGGCGGTGGTGGTGGAGCAGGTGCCGCTGGAGTAATTAAAACTGGTGGTAATGGGTTGCAATCTGATATAACTGGAGAATTGATTTATTATGCTGGTGGTGGAGGGGCATCTGATGCGTCCTCTGCCGATATGGGAGTTGGCGGACTTGGTGGGGGAGGATCGGCAAAGGGCCCATTTAAAAATATTGCTCGTGGGGTTTCTGGTACGAATGGATTAGGTGGAGGTGGTGGTGCTGCTGGGTATTATGTTCCTGGAACTTATGATTATGGCGGTGGTGGATCGGGAGTAGTTATTCTCCAATATCATATACCAGAAATATTAATCATGAGGTATTAAAATGGCAGCAATTACGCACAAAACTGCAATCGGGCGACTAGGAGATGGGTTCTCCATAGATGAGAATGGGGTCATCAGCATTGATGAGAACATTGGAATTCATGTTGCATCCCCCGAATCGTCTTTGTCTGATACTGATGAGGTGCTCATATATGTTGTAACCGCAAGCGAGAATCGAAAAGTTACACTTGCAGATTTGAAGACATATATTACGACATAACCCTACTTTTTTATTCTCTTGGCTTTAATGCATAAGTATGGTAAAATTGTCTACCCGGTGGGTGAAAAACGCGGCAAGTTACCTGTATCACATGCTAAACAAGAAATCGATTCTGTTTGGAATTTGCAACTTGTTTTCGTCTGACACAGTTGATTGGTCAAAACTTACGACTGTTGTTGTCAAACCCGAATGGTGTGAACCCGAAGCGGGCGATTTCCCGAACTATCCGTTTGTGTATCATCTTGCACAAGACTACATTGTGTATTCTAAAACTCTTAAAGTTCCGTTAGCAGAAGGAATGGTATACGAGAACCTGGTCAGATACGTTGCAAGTCTTGCTAAACAAGACCCTGCATATTATACCCGGTTTAATGGAATCTTGTTTAAGATTCTGAAAGATTCGCAGAAAGGTAAGATATCTCAACTTAACGGCCAGAATTTAGAATACTTGAAATTCATTGTAGGGTGGTGGGACGCATTTGACGGGCGTGAACGGAACCATGACGTGTATAAGAAGTTCCTTGACTATATTGTGCGGAAATACGAGACTGACGAATTTTACCAGTTCTCTATTGATTACTGTTTGAATTGGGTCAAATATAACCATTACAAGTTTGTGTATGCTGATGAAATGAACCCTAAGAAATGGTACGGCAATTGTGGCGTTGGTTTGATGGATAATGTTACAATGGGAGGTCAAGGATAATGGATTTTTCAGAAGCTCTTGAAATTGTAAAACGGGGCACCCCGATTTACAGGGATGGTTGGAATGGCGTTGGAATGCGTGTTAAATGCCAATATCCGGATTCTAATTCTAAAATGACTCTCCCATATTTGTATATTGAATACCCGTATTCCCTTGGAGGTTTCCGGTGCCCGTGGGTTGCAAGCCAGACTGATATAATGGCAGAAGACTGGAGATGTGAATAGATGAGTAAAGGTGCGAAACCCCCGAAAGGCGGTGCAAGAAGACAACGTCCACAACCAGCAAGAGATGCTCCGGTAATTAGTGCACATCAGATGTTTGAAGATTCCCGGAAGTATCGGCATCTGTATCATACACTTCCGGTAAAGACTCCGGAAGATATGCCGGTAAACCCGGCGTTTTTGTCGCAGATAGATATTCTGAAACTGTTTGCTGACATGAAGATTGATGCCCCGGTATTTGAGAAATATGCCGGGTCGTATGCTAACCATCAGACTTACGAAGAGTGTATGGAGTTGAGCCATGATAACAACATGATGGTTTTGCTTGAGGCTCTCTCTATAGCCACGCAGTGGTCGGATCTTGATGACCCCTATGATAAAGGGTGGATCAATTTACTGAAAGCAATAGTGGCGCTCTATCAGGGCAATCCGTATACACGGGACCGGATAGGGTGGTTCATGTGGGAGATTGGGAAGCATATTTACCCAAGGTGTTATTTTCCATTAACCCTGGATATGTATTATGATCCAAGACTCTGGCATAGACCTGGAGAATATCCAAAAGAGCCTCTCCCCATCCCACAATCCGTTGCTTTTGACGGGCAAGGTCAAATCTTTGGGCCGGAGGATGATATCTGGGATTGCGAACTCCCCAATACCGGATAGAGAGAACGAACTGATACTTTCAGAAGCAATGGAGGCTGCAATACCAGCCTTCATGAAACTCCCTTTTTTACACGTTGACCATTCAGAACGACCTGCCGGTGCGGTTACTACGTGCCGGGTATTGAAAGCCGGAGACCCAGTGCTTGACCCGAACCATCGTGAGTTTGATGTTAATGCAAAACCAGGTGACACGTATTTTAAAGGGTATATTCCGGAAGACGGGGACTGTGATGATATTTGGGACAAGATTGAGAAAGGTCATTACAACAAGATATCAATTTACGGGGTTAGAACGTCTGCATCTCCTGAATGTAAACTTATGCCGCATCAGCGGGTAAGTCCGTGCGTAACAAAGTCTATCCGGTTATGGTCGTTCTCCCTGGTTGGTGAGAACGCGATAAACCCCAATTCTTATATAAAAATTGCAAAGTCGTTTTCAGAGAATCTTTGTGATGAGTTTGAGCAAAACACCATTGCGCTTATTAAGGCTGGATTCCCTGATTTAATCATGGCAGAAAAACCTGATCAGGTCAGCCAGACTGCTGGTAATCCAGAATCGGAAGTTATTGCAGATGCAGTAACAAAATCTGAACTGGACCCGGTAATCCAGGATGTAACCCTTATTAAGGGCGATATGGCCGAACTAAAGACCGGTATCACCGGGATTCTCGAGTTTCTCAAGAAAAGTGATGACACTTCTGCAGCAACCGATTTTGCCGCAGCAACCGTGTCAGATGAATATATTACCAAGGCGAATCTCGAGTCTACCCTTGACCTCATTGTTAAGGCTAAAATCGATCTCGCAGTTGCAGACATCAAGAAAGCGTATGATGCAAAATTCACCGAGTTTGAAAAACAGATGACTGCATTTGGGCATCAGACGATTGAGAAAGGTGGGAACACCGTGATTCTTAGCATGGATGGAACTGAAATGGCAAGTTACAAGAACCCGTTCCTTGCGAACCTTGACGCATTAGGAGATGAGTAAATATGGCATTAAGACTTGCACAGCATAGTCTGCACGGCATGGGAGGCAACTAACATGGCGTTCAAGGTTGGTGCGTCAGTAGACGGCGATGTCATTTCCAAAGCCGCGTTTGGCGGGTATGGGATGTCTGGGTTGTTTGAACAGGCCGGACTTGTTGGTGAAGCATTATGGGCAGGGATTCCGGACGGAAGCCCGGTTGGCATTCAGCAGATCCAGATTCAACAGAATGCGTTTAAGAAAGCAAAAGGTGACGGTAAACAGATTGCGCTGATGCCAATGCTGCCTCCTATTCAGGACATGTTTGTCAAGAAGGCTATCTATTGTGATTCCTTCATGGACAAGGATGAAATGGCCCATCTCCGGAAGTCTTACAAAGAAGAGATGGATAAGATGACTCGTCAATATATTGACGCAGTTATCAAGAAGGCAGACACAACTGAAAGTAACCTGATGCATGTGATTGCAGATGAACAAGTCACCTATCTGTATAAACGACCATACCCATTCCAGTCCCTTATTCCGGTTGAGGCAAATAAAGGCAAGTGGGCTGCATGGGATGTCATTGGTCCATACGACATCACCAGTGCATACTTCGGAGACGAAGACCCGAAACTGACCGAAACGAACATGAAAGCCTACAACCGGTTTGACCGGATTAGGTACATGTATACCGTTGGTCGTCTGACCAAGGCCGCACAGTTAGCAGGTCTTACCCAGATTCCAGCAAGAGACCTTCGTGCAATCCGTGTTGACATGGCACAGGACGCTCTGCGTGCATTACGTGAAAGGTCTATGCTTGGTGTCACCAGAAATCTGCAGAGTGTGAAGAACTATTTCGAGACTGCAGGCCCACTTGAATACGCTGGGCTTTCTCAGATTATCAAGTCAAATGCGGGAACCGGGGTTCTAAAAGACAAGACTTGGATTGACGGGTCAGAAGTTGGCGGAATCAAGACCTTTACGGATATCAACTTCTATCTCGATGAAGTGTATTCCAAGATGGTTCTTTACGGAATGCGGCCAAACCTGGCACTTTGTGACTACAAGACTTTTGGTCTGATCCGTAGAGGTATGACCGACTTTATCCGGTATATCGGAGAACCTGTCAAGACACTTGTTCCTGGTGTTTCCAAGATTGACCTGGTGTTCCCGAACGAAGGTGCACTTCCACTGGTTCCACACCCATTCCTATCAATGCAGCCAGGCGATAACGGGTGTATCATGCTTGCGGATACTCGTCTGCTTGCTCGGAGAACCCTGTGGCAGGATACGTATGAACAACTTGCAAACATCAATACCAGTGACAAGTTTGTTATCAGTTCTGCAGAGACCCTGATTGACAAGTCTGGTGTGAGTGATGGTAACGTTGACTCACTGCATGGCGGTCTCTTTGGAATTACCATCAAAGGGAGAGTGTAAAAATGTCAGAGATAACTGGTGCTAACTTCTGCCAGATTGTTGGATATCCAGAGAATTACGTAGTTGCGAGCAAGGCTGCTCAAAACGACTACCTTTTATTCCCTGACCCAATGATCCTGGTTGTCAACGCATATACCGACGACGGCGGGGCAGAGACATATGCACATGGACTACTCACGGTTGCATCAATTGAGGAAGACGACACTACCATTACGTATTCTGGTGGGTCTGGAATTCCAAGACTTGAAGGTGATTATTTCATCAAAGTCGAGCATGAACTGATGCATGTTAAGGGTGATACCGATAACACTGCAGATACCGGGGCTCTTACAGTTGTAAGGGCGGCACTTGGCACTGTTGTGGCATCCCATGATGCAGGTTCAGGATATATCCAGAACTGTCTAAAACTCACCAAAAGTTCTACTGGTGACGTTAAGATTCTGTATCGTGGTGTTCCTGCATTCCGTGACGGTCTCAACATGAGTACTGCATCTAACAGAGTATGGAGTGCTGTGAATCCGAACAGAATATATGGGTCTGATTATCCGACTCCTGTATAACCACCTTTTTTAACCTTATACACCAAAAATGGGTGTATGGTAGGATTTGACGAAAGCCGTCTTGATGACCGGCTTGATGCAGAAGACCGTGCTGAAACTGAACTGTCTTCTGTCAGACGATGGGCAAACCGGAAGTATGAACAGATCCGGTGCGTGTTAATGGGTTCCAAGAAATGAAACTGTTGACAATTTTGTTCATTTTGTTTTTGATAACCCCTGGATTTGCAGCGATTACTGAAAATACGGTTACGATTCAAGGGTCAGCATCAGTGATGCGACATGTTGTAAACGAATGGGGGTCCGAAGTAAACGGTGAGTATAACGAAGGCGGTTCAAAAAGTAGAATGTTGACTGCTCCCGGTGACATCCGGTATCAGACATCTGACGTTCTTGATGGAACAGTGAACAACCGGTATACCCAGACCGGGTATGTGGAAGTTAACGACGGGATGATTTTTGAAGATACCGTGTCAATGGGCGATAGCACTCCCGGGCAAAGCGTAGCAATTTCCCATTCTGGTATGCTTGAATCTGCTGAAATTGATACTGCGAAGTTTGTAAACGATGCAAACGTGTCAATGGGACAACGTGCCGTAATTGGTGGGACTGGCATGTATTTCCGTGATGTTGATACTGCAGTTGCGCTGTTTGAGAATACTGACGAAGTTTACGGGTATATTGCTGACCAGTATTCGTATACGACGACTACATCCGATAGGCTTGCGGTATTTACAAATGAAACCGATTCAATTATTGTTAGACCGGAGTTCCGGTTTGATGATTTCGTTGACAATCACATTTCGAAGATTAGGGAAGATTCAAAGAATCTTACCACTAATATGACAGGGAACTTATCATGATAGAGTTTGAACCATTACTGACTGCCATTGGAGCGGGTATTCTATACTCGCTATATTGGTATGTCAACAAAGTAGCAGACCCGACGCTGCCGACTACTTGGAAAGACATCGACCCATACCCACTGATTGCTACTGCAGTAACCGGTGCAATTGTAGGGGTCTTCATGGTCTTAACGAACATGGACCTTACACAGACATCGTTTGAAGTGCAATTCTTGTCTTACGGTGCCTTGGTGGCTGTTATAGAAAGAACGTTGAAAACTCTTGTGAGAATTGTAAAAAATCGAGGAATATAATATGGCAAAACAAGGATCGTGTAGTTTCGCTGGAATCTCAATGACTGAAGAAGGGGCTGCATTGCGGCCCCAGGCAATTGTTGAAACATCTATCCAGGAAATCTCTGCAACTACTGCAGGTAAGATTTTCGTGGCAGTCAGTGTTGAAACCCCGGGGGAAGTTCGGTTTGGTATGGCTGTTGATGGAATTGAAGTTGCACCGTTTGATAACAAGAAAGAAGGGGCAACATATCTAAACCCGTCTATCGGTAGATACGAATCATATGCATTTGACCTTCCAATGCGCATCATCGGGCAGGAGAACCAGAAGTTCCCGGCAGACCACAGCATTGTGCTGTTTTGGGGAAAACCCGACCTGAAACATGTGGGGTGGCAAGGTAAATCGGAGTTTACTCTTCGGTTAACTGGTAAGTCGCCTGTAGTGAAATATAACCCGAAAACCGATTCGGATTAATTATAACCATCTTTTTTACCTTTTGCATCTATTGTTCTGGTATGATTTTTCCGGGAGATTGTTATGCCAGTTGACTACGATTCTCGAACTGTGATAATTGGGAATGCCGAAGATTTACGAGGCCCGCACATTTGCACGTCTCAGGAAATGTTGACAAAAATCCAAATTGAAATGGCAACAATAAACGGGTCTTTAATAAATATCGACGCATCGCTGCAAGAATCAAACGCACGGGCAGAAGAACTACATCGGCAATTCACACATTTTATGGAGGATAGTGGAAGACGGATCCGGGATTTAGAACTTGATAATTGCCAGCATGTGTGTTTAAAGGAATCAATAATTGCAACATTAACATCTGAAGTCACTCTTTTAAAACTCGCACAGGCAAAAGCCATGGGGGAAACCAAATGGCATGACCGGATATGGTCTATCATTCAAGGCATTGGAATCGCTCTTGCGGTAATAATACTCGCTTTTATCTTGAAAGGTGGCACAATATCATAATATGCCATACGTATCTATTTTAGATGTCGAAGCGTTTACAGGGGTTGGCGCTTCTGACTTGAAACAAGGCGGTCTTGTTATGACCGCGTCTCAATGGACTGATTACTGTTCTAATGACCTCATCCCCCGGATTGAACAGATGGTCAACCGATATTGTGGTGTCCCGGCATTTGATGAACACACATCCATTGAATACCGGTCGTCCCCGGGTGAAATGGATTATATGAATGATTACATGTCATGGATGACCCCGGGAGGGCCTGGGGTGAATGTGACAACTACTCCGGAATATGTTCTTACTGAACCATGCATCGAAGTTGCCAGTGTCGCTATCAAACCAAACGCATGGATAGACGAATGGACCGACCTGGTAAAGGTGGGGTCTGAAGGTGGAGACTGGTATTCTGTAACTCAGGACGAACTGACTCATATCTACATGAACATGGTTCCAATGCAAGGTCGCGGTAACATCCGGTTTACATACACTGCCGGGTTCCCATTCGGGTCTCCGCAGTTCCGGGAAATTCAACAGATTGTTCTTCGAATCATCCGGATCAATCTCGAAGAGAAACTAAAGTTCCAACAGGCAGGAACGTTCCGGAATGTCGGAACCAAAGACTATATGGAAATGTTCGATATCAACAAACAGCAGCACAAAGATCAATATTACATTCCGGAAGATATTGTTCTTGAACTAAACCGCTACCGGCGGCTACTCCCGTCTCAAGGGGTCTGATTCAATGGCACTTCCGCGCGTTGAAGCGTCACCAGACATTGCTCAAGGGGTTGCAGTTGCATCCCCGGTATCACCCCATGGAACACATGTTCTTAGACATGCATCGAATTTTAACCGCATTGTAGACGGTCTGATACAACTTGTAACGGACCATTCTCCGTTACTTGGAAACATTGCATACATCAAAGAGTGGTGGGAAGACCCGGCAATTGCTGGGGAGTTTGAAGAGTTTCCGTGTCTTCATATTATCCCGCTATATCCAGAGTCACAAAAAATATCTAAAGACCAGATTTACCGGACTGACCCATACATCGGAGACCCACTCGGGTTAAGCATGTTTCCCATTACTGCGATTGCATATTACAAGTTTAGTGATGTGAGGAAACCGTTACGGGAAGTCCGGGATTACGCATGGAACTTCTGGGACATTTTGTTGCAAGACAAACAGATGTATGCCTTGCCAGGCGGAATCCAGACCACTACACTTGATGTAGGGTGGCATATTGCAGGCACGAATTATGTGATCCAGTACTGGACAATGCGGATAAAAGTTACCGGTATTTTGTGAAATCTCGCTTAAATTTATATCTTTTTTAAACCTTTGAGTAAAAGTCAAGGGTTGATCAACTTATGGCAGATGCATATGAAGGGCGAAGAGCATTCTTCGCGAACTATGGGACCATGAGTCTCACAGTGGCTTCTGATGACGGGACGTTCCCTGAAGTCAAAGTTGCTGCAATTAAAGGAGTATCGATTACTCCGAAATTCGAACATGTAACGCTGTTTGGTATGGAACGTGTTACCCGTGCTGCAGTTGCAAAACACAGTCTTGTGGTTGACGTGTCGATGGAAGTCGCCATGTGGGATCCGGACTCTGATATTGTGATGCAGGGTGTCCTGCTTGGGCACATTTCTGGGGCATCTCCAATCACTGAAGCAAACATCAACGATTCAGCATGGAAGAACAAGGTTGCACTGTTCAACATCACGTCTGAAATGATTGATACTGATGCACGTAGGAAAGTTGTGATTACTGCATCTGATGTATACTTCGAATCTGTTCCATGGGAAATGAAAGAGAACGAGTTCATCAGCCGTAATCTGTCCGGAACTGGAAAGGTGGTGTCAAAAGACACATACACGTCAACAGACGGTATTACCTGGACACTGGTAACATAATTCCCGGATCCTTTTTTTATATTGCCGTCAATTGATTTGATGGTAAAAATGGCTGAATCTAAAGACCTTATGCAGAGGCTCAAATCATTTGAGTCAAAAGAACTCGATTCTAACGAACTTGTTCAGAAGATTCTCGAAAACGAGAAAGACCGGAACCAGACGTTTGACCTTGCTGGTGTTCCGATAAAAGTGGTATCGGCATTCCCCCGGGAAGTCCGGTATATGTACGAACGTAACAAGAAGCGTGGGAAAGATAAGCCGGTTGACTTTTCTGACATTGAGTCCGAAGGATACGAGATTGCTGCAAAACTGTGTCTTGAATCCCCGTTCAATACCCCGGAATTCTGGGAATATTACGATACTCATACCGGGAAGTTCTGGGGTGTTCTGAACTCAATGTATGCGGGTATTGAGAAGAGCGAAGAGAAGATTGGCGACTTTCGCAAAAAGTAATGCAGGGAAATTTCTGTTTATGAAATGTCAGAAGTTCCAGAAAACGCCGTCTGGTCAATGGCCTGCGAGTATGGAAGAAGACATTTTCATTAGTGAATCGGTAGCAGAACAAAATCGCGAGATTGCAGAACAACGAGAACATCATTAAGAGTTGATTGATATGGGGCGAATAAACATTCCATCACCGGACGAAATTGCAAAGAAATTATATGACGCCCCATTTTCAAAACTCACGTCTGGGCAAAAAGTTGATGTTCTTAAATTTAAGAAGATTCTGCAGAACGATGCGTATATTGGGCGGGATAATTACCAGATTATCCAGCAGGCAGTTGCAGCAACGATTGAGAAGGAAAAGCATGTTCGATTGTCAAACCTTACGCTTGAACAGGTTGAAGGTGCGATTATGGATGTTGACCGCATTATCGATATCCATAACAATCCGAACAAAGCCGAAATCCCAATCATAAAAGTTGCATTACATAATCTCGGGTATGATGCCAAGTCTATACAATGCCACCAGACAATCACAGAGGCATCAGAAATACTGGATGAGATTGTAAAGATATCAAAGCGTAGGAAAGGTGTTCAACGCAATTATGGTAGCGGTCTGCGCTTTAGAAAGCAAAAGATGCGGCAACCCGCTACAGTGAAGTCTGTTTATAAGACCGGTAACAAGCGTGGCACTATTACGAGTGCTCTTGTATCGAGAGCCAAGGATATCAGAACTTCTGATATGTATGAACAGACTACCGGCACCAGTGAGTATGCCGGTGTAGATGGAGATACGTGGGATTCTGCAGCAACACTTGATGTAAAAGGGATTCAAGCAAAGTGGGATGAAGTTTCCGAACTGTTATACGAAATTCAGGAACGAAAATGGAAAAAGATTACAAGCAAACCCCCGGTTCAAAAATCAAGTAATCCGAAGTTTACAGCAGTTAAACACGATGTTGCAGATTTGATTCCAATGATTGCCCCTGGAAAACCAGGGACAATTGAGAAAACGTCTGGAAAGGCTACCCCAATGGACATGATTGGGACCCTGATGGGAGCAGATCTTGGGATTCATGTAAAGTCTGCACCGTCTTCAATTGATGTTCATGGCAGACCTTCAAAGGCATATGAATCGCCATTGTTCAAAAGCACTCATATTGAGCCACTTGCATATTCGTCAACAGATGCACAAGGGAAGAGTAAACTTACCCAATATTATCTCGATGAGATGGAAGAATGGTATATCCGGTATGAGAACCAACTCGACGATTATACCGACAAGTATGGGCGGTTTGGTGCTAAACTGCATGAAGCCCATGTTCCATTATCGTTGAAAGATGTTCCGTTGTTCAATGAGAAGACTGGGCTTGGAATAAAAGTCGAAGCCAAGATTGCACATGCAAAAGCAATCATGGAACTTGAACGTGCAGTAGCAGACCGGAGAATGGGCGCTGCAAGCGACCAGGTTAAGTTTTTAATCGATAATTATGGGAGCGAATTCTCACGGGATACCCGGGATGTTACTGACGATACAAACGAAATTAAACCGTTCAGACTATGGTCTAAAACCGGGAAATATACCGACCTTATTGAAGGTGCTCTTGAAAATGAGTATGGTCGCGGATTAATCAAATCGGTTCAGAAATTTTACAACCGGTTCTATAATACCGAAGACTCGGTGTTTGGTGGGACGATTGACCACGCAATTACTAACATTGCTGCTCGTATTGTAGAAGGTGAACTCAAACTAAAAGATACTGAACGTGTTGGCGTTATCGGATCAGAGTCATGGGACGATTCTGCGTTCATGAACAAGTATATGCGGAAGCATTGGAACCCCAACGACATTATGGTGACTTCTCTTGGAAACATCGGTAAAGCCGCAATTCCAAACGAGGAAGGGGAACGCCCGTCAATTGGTGCTGCATACCAGGCTGCAAATTGGGGGTATTGGAATGATGCGTTTCAGCACAAATTCAAAGCGAACAAACAGTTTAAGAGAGGGGTAGATGGGAAAGTATTCCATGATGAGAAAGGAGAACCTAAAGAGATAGACCTTGCTTTCTCTGATGTTGCAAGTGTGTCTGATAGAATTGTTGCGTTCTTCGATGAGACCTATCTTACCACCTCCAGTTTTGCCAGGTTACAAGAACTTCGTGATGTAGCAGAGTCCACGAAAAAGCCAATCAAACTTGTATGGCATCCTACGAAACAACAGTTTGATCCGGATGAAGGGTTGAAGAACAAACTTACGTTTATGGAATACTTCAACCGGCATTTGTCGGGAATGGATAACATCAGTCTGGATGCATATAAACCCCCGGCATGGACCCGGACTACAGCAATGGCGATGTCGCAACTTGATAAGTTGAAGTTCCTTGATTTTAGTAATAAGTCTGCAATAACACGGCTCATTCAGGACAAGTCTATTGACGACGAATGGCGGAACGACATTCTCCATGATATGAAGATTGAAGATATTCGTGAGTTTCTTAATCAGGATCCAGAAAAGAGGGATACCCCGGCATCACAGAAGATTCGTGCATTATACGCTAAGTCCATTATGGGTAAAGATGTCGAACATATGGGTATTTTTCAACCAGGACAACTTCGCGGGCAGTTTAGCGTAGGCGAAGAAGGCGAAGCCTTTCTTACTCAACTTCAAAGAGCAGACCTTCCTGCATCAGTAGGTATCCACAACCATCCAAGCGGGGAACCATCGTTTAGTTTTGCAGATATCCGGACTGCGCTTCTTGGTGGAATGTATAAACAGATTGCAATCTCTGGAAGTGGGGATTTCACATCGTTAAAGATTACTCCGGACCTTCGGGAGAATGCAGATGATTTTCTTACCCGGCTTGACCTTATTGGGTATCGTAGTGCGTCTCCACGAATGATTCCCGAAGTTATGTATTCTGCTCTTGAAATGATGGGGCTCTCACGCGATTTATACAATCGGGGAAACATCAACAACCCAGACGACATTCGATTTCTCGCCAAGGGAACACTCGGACAAACTGGCGTTCGCATTGCACCAACGGTTAAATCTGATGCCCCCGTAATTGTAGGTGAGGACGGCCCAGAACTTCTGGTAGCCGGCCCCGGAGGCTTTGACGTCGTGTCTAATAAAAACCTACGTATGCTTGAGAAAGGAACATTTACTCCAGCGAAAGGGGTGATTAATGTTACCAATGAACCTCAAGAAGATGATCATTTCTATAAAACAAAAGAAGGGCATGTTTTACCCTCGGTTTCATCTATTATCAGATTTGGTGACAAAGATGCACAATCTGGGTTTGAAAAAGCAAAACCGTATATGCATCCCTGGCATTCTGCCACAGGCACCGAAATTCATCGGCGTGTAGCGCTCGAACTTGCAAAGAAGCAAGGTATGAGTAAAGACACGATTGATAGATTTTCAGAAGAAACCGATTGGAGAAATACCGCAGTAGATGTAAATCCAAAGGCAACTGGAGGAAAACTGGAGTCCGATTTAAAAGACATGATTGAACTTGGAACTCGGAGTTTACTTAATGCGTTAGAGGGTCTTGGATTTGAAGCGCATTCATTAGAAGAGCGGTTTGTTGATTTAGACCGTGGATTTTCTGGAACCCTTGATTTGTTAGGCACAATTCAAGGAACCCCAACATTAATCGATTTAAAAACAAAAGGCGAAAGCGGTTACAAAAAGGTAGATCCAGCACACCGATTGCAACTTGGGGCATATGCATCGTTTTTCAAAGATGTTCCTGACCTTGCACAAATCTTGTCTGTATCTCGAACTACGGGGAGAGTTGGAACCCCAACAATGATGGATAGTAATGGAATACAAAGTGCAATCGCTGATTTCAATACCAGGGCAATGTCATTTTATGACAGGTTGCATAAAGGGGAATTAAATTCGCAGCCGGATTTATCTCCACTACTCCCTCCTTGGAATGTTGATGCAATAGTAGAGCGTGCAAGACAGCCACCTACAGCACTTGGAAGGTCCAAATTAGTTGGAAACACACAATACCCGCCAATGACGCTTGATGGACTATCTAACCAAGAATATCTAAAAGGCGTTGAAATTAATGCTCAATATATTGAGAATGTTGTAAAACAAAACAACGGAATGCTTATTGGAAGTTCAAGGTTTTTTGGAGAACAAATTAACAATCTTGTTGATATGGTTAAATCTGGAGAACTTGGTGAATCCGACGATTTAAAATCGCTATTTGGGTGGGTAAAATCTAATTATAAAACAATATCCGAATTCGGAAGTTTTGGTTCACCTAAAATAAAAGAGACTGCAGATCCGTCTGCAATTGCATATATTAAGCGATATAAAGGATTGCCACCCGCAACCCCGGCGTCAGTGAAACCGCCTGCATTACCATTAACACCAGATGAGATTTGGGACAAGTTCGGGCAACAAATATCAGGAACGGCCCCAACCGGGGGAGACCCAAAGTTACCACCGTATCCAAACTATCGGGAAGGAAGAGAACATCTTACACCAGAAGAAGATTTTGCGTTATCAAAAATACTCATGCCAGAGTTCCCTGGACAAGGGTCTCCAGATGTTCGTTCAGCCGCATCTGAAGCCCTCCAGAATGGAAGATCCGATGGTGTCCATATAGAAGGGGGGAAACCAGTAGTAAACCTCTGTGACGCCACGCTGTCGCGGTTTGATGCATGGTTCAGTAACCTTGCCGCATCAATTGGATCAGGGGGATCCGGATCTGGTGGTGCTCCAAGACGTGGACGCAGTAGTGGTGGGATGCCAAGTGGTGGAGGAGGCGTAGATTGGGAAAAAGTGTTCAAAGACCAATTCCTGTATAATCCTCCACACCCCAAAGGATGGCAGAACGCTATAGAAAAAGGCCCGATTGCCGGGTTACCTGCTAAGAAATACCGGTTAATGGGTGACTATAAGCAGAGGGTTGATAAAGTTCAAGCAGACGAAATGGATTGGGAGAATCTTGCTCCTAAAGGATATTGGACCCTTCTTGAGAAAGAAGACCATGCCAGGCAACAATATTACCGGTCCATCCGTGGGGCAACCACATCCCTGCTTATTGCAAACCACGTAATGCGTATCTTTGGACAGACTTCTAAAACGTATGCCCAGATGCACGATTCTATTGGAAAAGGAATCGGGTATATCGGCGACATGTTCCTGATGCCATTAGTCCCGCTTATCAAACCTGTTGTAGGCGGGTTAGTAACCATTGGAAACATTATACGGGGATTTCCAGTAATCCTTGGAATTGGTGCGGTTGCACTTGCAAAAATTGGGTATGACACGTATAAATGGTTTAAACTCATTGGCGGTCTTCCGGTTGTTATTGATAAAACGTGCATTGCGATTGACAAATTCGCAAATTCGGTATTGGGAATTCTTGAAAAACTCTACCCGATGCCGGATGAAATCAAAAATTTAAAATTAAACACTGACCCGGGATATGCCGTTGTTCCATACGGAGAAACCGGATTAACTACTGGACCCGATTGGAGACCTGGCACTCATCCGGGATGGATCCCCGGAGGCCCTGGAACTGCCGGGCATGGAATGAAAACTGCAAAAGATATTGTCATTAGTGCAGCAAGAACCATTGTCAATGCTCCGAATTTCACATTTGGGAATGCAGGGTGGGTTCCACCAGGTGCAGGAGACCCCCCTATTTTTGCTCGGCGTGGGAGGATGCGTCGTAGTGATAGAATGTTACGCGGGGATGCATTAGGGACTCCAGATTGGTATGGAACCGAGCACGGGCTTCACACCGAACCATTTGGAGATACTAAAATAGTTGGAGAATATAAACCTCCAAATTGGATCCCCGGTGGAATGCTTGGAAAGGCTCGGCCAGAAATGCCACGCCCGTCTCCTAAAGGAGAACTTGACGGGATTCCATATTATGCAAATGGCGGTGTAATTCCAGGATTTGGTAATAAAGATTCGGAATTGATTGCCGCAATGCCGGGAGAGGTTATCCTTTCTCATAAAATGCTAAAACAAATTGGCATAAAAGGGTATGCCGATGGTGGTATTGTAGGAGGCGCCACAGGACTCATAGGAGGTCTCACATCAGCATATTCGGGTGTTGTATCATCTGAAGCAGGATCCGCTGCTCTCGCTACCCTGGGTGCAGTCTCAAAGACAGCAGGAGCATTGATGGCACCACTTGCACCTGCACTTGCAGCAGGAGCACTTGCTGGTAAAGGGTTCTCAATGGTTACAAATGCGATAACCCGTGCAAATGCCGGGGTATCTGCAATAATGTCTGGCGGATTTGGTGCACTCCGGACAATGGCCGCTGCACAACTTGTAGGTATCGTTGGTGGGCTTGGACCTTTAGTCCCAATTGGTGCAGCAATACTTGGGATTTATGCATGGACTCAAGGGTTTGGCCCAATTGCAGAAGGAACTCTTCGGGGAATCGGAGAAGGTATCCGTGGCGCATTTGATTGGTTGAAAGAACGATTTAAAACACCAGATGCACCAAAAACGGCAGACGTAAAAGGAGATAAAGGTGAGAAAAGTATTTGGGACAGATTGGCTGAAAAAGCCGCAGAACTGTATCAACGAATGCTTGAAAAATTAAAGCCGGTGTTTGACGTGTTTGACCGCTTTAAACTGCATATGCAAAATGCAGTTGATTTTGTAAAAGGAATTGCAGAACGGTTGAAACCTGTATACGAAGTTACTGGTAAGATATTCGAGGGAATAAAAGGCGTATTTGATTCTATCAAAGGCGTGTTCAAAGGTCTGATAAAGTCGTTCCCAATACTTGAAGGCGTTCCAGGGATGACTGCTCTGGGAGGAGTATTAGGAGCGTTTGAATCCGACGACCCTGTAGAAATTGCAAAAAGCGCAGCACTTGGTGGAGCCGGGCAAGTTGGGTTTAACCTGATTGAAAAATATTTTGGCCCAACAGTCTCAAAAGCCCTTGGTGGATTTGTTGCCCCAGAATTTGGGAAACATATTGGAGAAGCCGTTGTAAGCGGAGAAGGCACATTATCACCATCAAACCTTCCGTATGTCGGGGGCATGATTAAAAATAACGACATGCTTGAAACCGGGATCCGGGTCGGTACATCAACCGCAATTTCTTATGGTATGGGTGGTCCTAAAGGGCTTGCAATGGCAGCCCTGTCAGACCTGATTGGGGGCACTGGCGGAATCTGGTCGCTCATAACTGGCAACGGTCCACAAGGAGTTATTGGAGAATCAATTAAATCATCAGAAATTGTAAACCGCCCAATTGAGGGAAAGTATGGGCTGTTTGGAGAATCATATAAAGGCACATATAATGCGTTACAAGATTTTGAAATCAAAAAACTAACAGTCCCTACAACTGAAATCGACCAGAAAGCAACACTTGCAGAACTAAAATCAATCAACGAGAAACTGAAACAACCAACCATAAATCAGAACACGTTTGAAATCAAAGGAGATAGCGACTATGACTTATTCCAGAAATTCTCCATGTGGATGGCACAACTTGGAAACCAGTCGGGTGCACAAAGGACAGGGTAACAATGACATACTACTCATATAATTTCACGGGTTCTATTATCCCGGCATCAAAAGAAGGGGTTGTCGGACTTGGGTTCATTCCTGCAGCCGGTGTTAACTGGTCAGAGTTTGCACAAGTCACAATAGACGGGTTTACCGGGACGTTTGTTGTTATCGATATTACTGAGCCTGGCGGAACAAACGACGCATACCGTGGCGGTATCCAGTCAGTAGACAAATCGTTTTCAGGTCAAGGGATATCAGTCCCGTTACCGTTTGAACTTCCTCTGGCAGCAGCAGACATTGGGTTTGTCGATTCGGCAACCATTACTATTGCAGGGGTATGGTTTGACGGTTTGAACGGACGTGACAAAGTTCTTGAAGATTTAAGAACCGAGAAAAAATATGTCCATGAAACTTACCAGACTGCACCATATGTGTTCTTACTTTCAAACCGTGCATATTTTGTCTGGTTAACTGGATACTCTGCAAATATTGTCGGTGGGCAAGGCAACATCATTTCTGTGAGGTTAGGGCTATCTATTTGTTCAGGAAAGGGGCAATATGGTACATAGATTACCATGCCTACAATTCCAGACCTTCCATCGCGTGCTGAACCAGAAGGCACTATTTTCAAGTCGTTCTCTTTTGAATACAATGCTCAACGCATAGACATTTTTAAAGCCGTTATTGTATGCTCGTATGAAGGGCAACAAGACGAGTTTAAAGAAGGCACTCCACTAAACATCCCAGATGCAGACTTTTACGGAGTAATAACCGAATCTAAAAATTCGGGTGAACGCCTAACTATAGATATTGTTGCTGAATCATGGGCACGCGAGCTTAGAAATACCGGTGTCACCGTATACCAGGAATTCCGGCAACATGATGCAATAAAGATCATCAAAACATATCTATTACTTGAAGATTGGGAATTTGAATACCCAGTCGAATTTGACACGAATCCCCGGTTCATATCATACATTTTACGTAACGGATCATACATCAGCCATTTGTCGACCATTTTTGATTTGCTGGGGCTGGAGTTTACAATCTACTCTACTGCTATAGGTGACGTTATCACCAAACATATCAAGGCATACTATAGAGACAACTTTGAAGGTCGAGATGTGTTTCATGCTGTTGAAAGACAAAACATCTCCTCGTTATCCCTTACGGTTGATTATGGGAAGGTTGCCACTTCGATTGTAGTCATGGGTGCAGAATCCGAACAAGGCACCGAACAAACCGTAATGGACGCTGAAATCGGCGATTGGCATAACGCACCCCGTGCAATAAGTATTCGTGACACTACCATGAAGAAACCAGATATGACTTTAGAATCAAAATATTTCTGGTATTTCCCGGCATCTGAAACTGATTATACTGATGATCAACTTGAACCAGACGACATTGTAGTTATGGGATCAACTGCAATGAAAATTGATTCAATTTGGTTTCTTCCACAACTTTGGGTAGCATCATATGAAACCAAAGATTTAACTGAAGACGATTTTCCATCATATCTTCGCCCCATATCAGAATATGACCCGACTGGTGTAATTGTTGCATCACTTGTGTGTGACGATTCAGGGGTGCCGTTAAATTTGTCGCCGTTTGTATTATCGCCATATGGCACAGAGCCGGAACTCCGTGGAATATACGATGATGTCCTTATTACATCATGTGAAATTTCATCTTCGTCATATCTCACACATGAAAAAAATTTACCTACCAATGACGGTTTTTTTTGGATTGGAAGCGAGCGCATTTTTTATTCTGATTGCGTTGGTACCAGCGGTGGGTTTTCAATTTCTGGTATGGTAAGAGGTGTTCCAACATGTGCAATTGCAGCATGCAAACATTGTGGAACACGGAACCATGCAGAATATACCCAAGGTCGTGTATGCATATTAGTTGGTGGATCTGGAGGATTGGTTAATTATTGCGATCTTCTTGCAAGTGGAAAATCAGATGCATATCCAGCAGACGAAGAATCGGATTGGACGGGTGTAAAGGGTAGATGCCCCTTGCTAATTACTCCAGATTCAACATGCCCGGCAATTCGATGCCCGCATGTAAAAACTGACGCAGATTTTGCTACAATTTGCCCCAAAGGATTGACACGCCCTGAAATCGAATGGACGTCAAAATATCAGCACCATAAAGGTGCAATTGTGTTTCCAAATTTGTATTATTATGATACTGACGAATATGGCAATACTGCAGATACATACGACTTATATGCCCGGGACTCTGCAATCCACAAATACGGGTATCTTCCTACCAGAGTGTCAGTAAAGGGTGTTGCCGACATTGATGGGCTTGACAAAGTTGCCGAAGGGAGACTTAGACTATCTGCACTTCCTGTAGTAGGCAAATGCACACTGAACAGTTACGACCAATGGGTTATTCCTGCATCAGCCTTCCCTGGGGATGTCATAGAGGTCGAATGTGCTCTCAAAGGTAGGTATGACCACACCGAAGGTGTATGGTGGCCTACACAATGGTTTGACGTAGCGTCAGAAGACCCCGAATCAGAAGATTGGGTATCAGTAGCATCGCCAGAAAGCACATCCCCAAAATGGGTGAAATACAAACAGAAATTCATTATTCAGAAAGTTTCAAAGTCTCAACGGGGATTAGCAGAAATCTCGTTTGGTGCTGGAAACATTGGGTTTCAAAACATTACAGACTATATTCAAGACACTATGGACGTCACCAGCCAACGCCATAGAAACCAGGATCCAAGTAAGATTGTTGCAGAATCAGAAACCGGGATTGCTGCAAAAGTTGTAGATTTGAAAACAGGGTCAACTCAATGGGTCAGGATGGTTCGATAATGTTTTCTGACAAATTCAATAACAATAAACGGTTTGGAATTGAATCAGGTGCTCCGGAAATTGGGACCAGAACCGGGGTTACAACAATCGGACTTAACAAATTCGCAATCCAATCCGGGCTTGCCCGCATCGGGGCATTTATTGGGGTTAATGGAGGGATGAATCCTAACACCGTTCTTCCATCCCGGGAATTGTGTGGCCTTGATTTTTGGACATCAAAACAAGCATTTTATCACACATATTTATGGGAACCACAATACGGGGATTGGAAAGACCGAATCATTGATTCTGCCATTTATCTTCTTAATCTCGGGGTTGATAACACTGTTAAACAATCAATTGATCTCGAACCTGTAATTGCAAAGATTATCATAAACATTTCATCAGAACGCACTGACACATACGAGAGAAACCTTTCGGGTCCGGTATGGGTAAACCCATACTTCTATGACCGATACAAGAATTATGAGGCCTTGGTAACACCCTCGTCTCCCGACTATATGGATATCCCTCTTTCAACTACAACCAGAGTTGTGAAGTATGTTAGCGGGAGCAGAGACGATGCATCAAGTTATATTCGACCTGCATCATATTGTGGGCCTCTTGGTCCGGTATATGCTGGTGTTAAGACAGAATCAGAAGTTACTACATTACTTCCCTGGAAGAATATGGCAGGCCCCGCTGACCCTGCAAACATAGCGGTGAGGGATCTTAAACTCGATGCAAAGGGTAACTTGTGGTGCCTTCTGCAAATTGGGTGGCATTGGGCGGATATCTATTCAAATGAAGTTAAAAACTCGTCATATATGGGGTATGAATGCCGGATTGGAATGGGATATGATGATGCATATCCATATGGAAGCTCCGCAAATCCTACTGCATACCCAGGGTATGACCCCGGGTATTTTTTCAGACAATATGTACCTCCTCATTCTGGAACATATGCAGAACAAGTAGACCGAATGTATCGCTGTGGATTACCACGGGCAAGAATGTTTCTTGTTTGTTTTAACAAATCTACGAATTTTAAAACCTGGGATTATTTACCATTTATTCCCGGAACTGTCGGATTCAAAGGGAAATATTATGTTGAATCAAACATTCGGGGTCCGTGTAAAAGCACGATTGTTAATCCCCCATTAAAACTCGATATAGACGAATTCGGGAACGTATATGCTGCCTGTGGGACGTGGTTTGGGCTTGACCGACTAAATTTTTATCCATCTGCACATTGGGAAGGACTTGGGTTTGCATTTAACGAATACATGTATTTTTACCAGCGGTTAGATTCTGAAATGCCTGCTGGGTATGTTAAACCTGCTACCGGGATAGACGTAGGAAGAATCGGACCCCATACCCCTGGTGGATATGGAACATGCACATTATGGAAATATGATCTCGATTGTACTGCGTATAAAGGGAAAACGTCGGGTTCAAACAAAGTAAGTTACAAATCTGCTTGGAATTATACGATTGGAGGAGACCGGGCAATTGTTACTGCATCATGGGATTCTCCAACTACAAAACTCCGGAAATACTGGTTCTCTGCTCTTAGTAACAGAACATTATCAAAATGCTCAATTAAAATTGATTACTCATCCGCGAATCCCCGACCTGTGCTTGACACTTCTGGAACTTCGTTAACACAAATGCCATGGAATATCCGGGCATGGAGGTCGGAATGGTATTACACCTCCGGTTCTGATTCTGGTCGAGAATTAATTATGGAAATGGATTTGTTGTTTGCGCAATGCGATCTATTTACCAGAAACTATTACGGGGCAACCGGAAGTGCACAACCGTCTCTTGCAAACATGGAATCTTTTGATCCTCAATCGTGGTGGGAATATGAAGAATCATGGAGAAACGGATCCAGTAACTACCCGTCTCAAATCCATCTTGACAGAACCGGATTTTTCCAGATTGGAAATGCGTATGGAGACAATCCTACGGGGTTCAATGCTGCAGAAGCAATGCGGGTATATTACCCCCATGCGTTTGATGTCGGTGCTGCAAAATACGAAACTTCGTTCTTAGGGTTTTCCGGAGTAGGAACCGTATATTATCAACGAATACCATTACAAAAAGGGGTTGATGGTAGTGACATGGGATGGGACGCCATGATAAAACCTGCATCTTCCCCATATGTGAACCCACAAACTGGCGATTATTATGAACGATGTGCAATCTCCGGATGTCTCCCCACTATGGTTTCCAGGCACCCCAATGAAAGTATGGTCATAACCCCGTTTTACAATTTTAAATACGAAATGTTTACATTTTCCGGGGTTACATGGGATTCATTTGAATCGTTGCGTGGCAAGTACCCACAAACAAAAACGGCACCATGGCCGTATAGATGGCATTCAATGAAACAGTGGGTTGCTCCTGCATCTGAACAAGGGTTGAACCCTGATCATTATGGACCAAAATCAAGTTATATCGACCCATCATATTTTCCAATGCCAGGGGATTATGCCCCTGTAAAAGGCGAGAAAGTTGTTCGATACACTTCCGGATTTGTAACTGCAGTAGACACTGTAAAATCTGCAGCTGAAGGAGGCGATGCAGCAGCTCAACAAGCATATGACCAATTTCTTCAATATTTAGCACAAGTGAAATTTGATATTTGTGACCGTGTTGTTCGTGACATTAATTTCGGGTCATTTGGGTCATCTGTCAAATGCTCTGACAAAGTCGGTATGCTTACTCCTATGCCACTTTTACATGCATCATATACATATGACCAAGGGAACTGGAATCTTGACCTGGTATGGGATCCTAATTACGGGAAGCGATTGTATGTTATTACTCCAGAAACCAAAAAATTTGATTGTACATGGAAATTAACAAAAACCCCATTAAAACAATATTGGGAAAAAATTGTAAACTGGGCTACTCAATACGTACATGTAAATACCCCCGTATCCGGGGTAACATGGTATGATTTGTCAAATGACCACATTCAGAAACTCAAAAAAGGTTGGGTTCTTGACCCGAATTATGCAGAATACGTTGCAGAAAAGTGGCAACAGTTAGAGTTCGTTAATGGATACCCAGATGGAACCCGGATATCACCGCAATTTCATTTTGGTTAATCATATCTTTTTGCATCCATCCATTCTTCGTCTGAAAATATTCTCCCACATTTTAGACATTCATAATAATCGATTTCTGGTATCAGCCCTTTTAACCACACCAAATTGCTGTTCGGGTCTACCAATCGTAAATCGTGCGAAAGACAGTCGGGGCAATATGGTCGTTCTCCGACAATGTCGTTTGCAATGTCAGCCGGAATTTTAACTCGTTTATTTTCTTGTTCAATCTGGTTTATTGCCGTGTATACGAACCAAAAAAGTGCAACCATGAGTAACGTAAAAATTACAGTGAATAAGTCTATCATTTCATTTTCGGGATTATACTATCAATAAATTGGTCAACATTCGGTTCTTGCGTACGGTGTCGATATATGTTTTTGACCAGGATATAGCACATCCCACCCATCATCACTATCACAACACCAGCGATAATATACGGGTCAATTTGTGTCATGGTAACAACACCATAAGCCAAAAACATGATATTGCAGATACCGCACATGCACTTTGAGGAATTCCCCATACTGGTATTGTGCGAGTTTTTTCAAACCACCAAAACCCGATTATCGATAATATTCCTGCAATAAGGAATACAATTCTCATAAACATTTTGCTACCACGTATTCTTTTCCCCAACCTTTTGGAAGTTTCGGAAATACCATTTCCAGAATCTTGTCGGGATATTTGTATTCAAAGATTTTCTTTTTCAACTTGAAGATATCAGTCTGGAAATACTTGCTTGACTTCACGTCAACCACATGCACAGCCCCGCTATTGTCAATTATATCAAAATCCGATATGTAGGTCATCTCACGGACAAGCATCAATAGCGACCCGCAGTGGGGGCACTCACGCACGTCTGAATATCTCTTCTCATTAACTGGATCCGATACCGGTTTCTCCCATACAAACCCACACCCGTGCCGGGAACATTTTCTGAACTGTGGTTGTAGTTCATAGGAAACCTGCATCTTAAACGATTTGATTTCTCCATTCTTCACCTGGTCTTTCAAAAGAGTGTAATAATATCCTTCCATTCGTGAACTGAATGGGTTTCCATCAATCTCTATCTGAACTACATTCTTTACTCTTGCGACTCCCATTGGTTCTCCGTTGTCTCCACCCTTTTCGTGCGTCCTGCGATTTGTATCCGTGCCTCAAAATATTGATGGCATCATTAAGCGAGATTACTCGCTCGGCCATTCATCCTCATAACTTTCAATTGGGTCCGGGCTGTCATATGATTCTTCTTCTGGCGATTGGATTACCCGTCTTCCACCAGGTTTGTAATACTGACACTTCGCAAATTCCCCAAGACATGTTCCATCATCATCAACCCGGATCCCAGGGGTGTCACTTGGGTCGTCTGAATGAGCTTCGCACATTCCAACCGGCATGATGCCTTTACCATCGCTGATATATGCACATGGCCCATCTACGACTCGTTCTGGTATTGCTGGTTGTGGAGGTCTTGGAAGAGGTCTCTCAATCTTTTCAGTCTCATATTCTTTAATTTCTGCAGTGCCGTTTTCAAACTCATCCAGTGTCTTTTCAGACCGGACTGATACGGATGCTTTGATTTTTGCTTTGATTACCGGGACTTCGACAATAACTCGTTTCTTGGTGTTAAACGTGTCAATAAACCATTCCTCAATTGATGCTGCCATATCTTTGCAGACAGAAATGATGTCAGTTCCCTCTACCGATAATACCGGGTCTGCACATACGGCAGTCCAGATTTTTCCATTAGTGCTTTCCACCGTGAACGTAATGTCCATGTTTATCAATACCTCCGTAGATATAAAAAAGTTATTCTGAAGAAAAGCGAATCTCGCCTTTCATCCAGATTGGTGCAGTAGTCTTCCCGAGATAGGTGTCTATCGCAGTTTTTGTTGTGCTGATGACAGTAGTTAAATCGGTCCCTTCTGCCGATAATCCAATGTCAGCAGCATATGCTCTGTATCCGGTAGTTGGCTGACCATCATCAGAGGCAACCTCTACCATTTCAAATCTCACATGCACTGTGCTCATAGGTTATTCATCTGTTGTTCCAGTTCAAGAAAATTTCCCATCTTTTGACCCCCAGATTTCAGGCATTAGTCCGGCATCAACACCTGCCCGGACTGCTTCAATTTCTTCTGCTGACCCATGCACAGTAATGATAATCCGGGTTCCAATTGGCATCCTTTTATCTGTAATCGCTGGTCTTGGACCTCCGTTGGAAAGAACGGGGGGCATTTTCATTTTTGTTTTCCATCCGTTTATCATCCCGGTTAACGTGATTGAATATTCATCCATTTTTCTTACACTAACGCAAAATTGTTTTCTTTTCTCTGTTCTACTTCAAATTCTCTGATTCCATACACTTTTAACCATTTTTTCACGATTGGCGATAGTTTATAGGTTTCATGATTGAATAGCGACCCATCTCGAAACACTGCAGTTCCCATCTGTAATACCGGCGCTGTTGCATTTGCATGACCATGGTATTTCAACGCAATTTGCGATTCTGTAGAATCGATTCGTTGTACTGAAAACAGATACCCGTTCTTTTTCAGATATTTTTTCAATTTCCGCGAACATTTTTCGTCACCTCCATTCACATAGAGGATAACGGGATAAGGCAACTTATTTCCTCCGTGCCCGGGTAGTTTTCTTCGGTGCAGGAGATGCAACGTCTATTTGTTGCTCATATGGGGACAATTCTGTAGAGGTGTCTACAATCTCTTTTAGAAATGATTTCATACTTGGTATAGGCTTTGCACCCTTCTTGGGATTCTCGGCCTCACTGCATGCGTCTGATAGCAATCCTATCAGTTCTTCAAGCAACATATTGGTGCGTCTGCACTCAATGAAAATCAGATGTTCAAATTGTTGTTCAGAATACAGGTGGTCAATGAACGGATCAAGTTTTAACGAGTCTTCAATTTTCAGTCTTTGGTTCCTGGCTGCAGTGTTTACAGCCATCATATCTTTTAATTCATCAGATTTTGTAATTCCCATAATATTCACCGATTAAATTTTGCCTGTTCCCATTTTTGATACACTTTGTTCATTGCAATCATAAAATGTTTTAATTCGTGGCTGTGATATGGCCCAAATATGTCGTCTTCACGAATACTTCCAGATATGTCTGTATGTTGCTTTTCAATGAAATATTCGGCCATGCATACCTCTGGTTCGTTTCTTATACATTCCATCAACCGAATGGTGCAATTATCAGAAACGGCTGAAATTATGCATTTCGCAGATTTCCACACTGGCGTTTTAACAATTTCTACTTCTTCCCATGGATATTCCGTGTTATTTACTTTATCAGATTTCATAATTACCAACAATCTGCAAGAGTTTTGATTTCGGGGGTCAATACAGGGATATGTCGATGAACCTTTTTCCCATTTGGAAGAGTTATGAGAGAACTTACAAAATTCTCACATGGTTCAAACACAACTTTTATTTCGTTATTTAATCCGCATTTTACCAACTGATATCCAACCTCCGGATAATATTTCATGTATCTTCCATACTTACAAGACTTACACTGGTTTCGGGCATTCCAATCTTGTGTCATCTTACTTCACGCATAACCTGATACGTGTCACGGGGCTGTCTTCGAGATCCGTCTTCATTTACCCTGGGCAGCGGGCATCGCGCCATGTCTTCTCTTCTGAACTGCCCAAACGGGGTAATGCATGACTTACCATGGTTAAACTGGCATTTTCTACAAAAGTGTGTTGTCAAGCCTCGTCTGGGAAACCAATAATAGCATGGGTCTAAATCGGTTCTCACAGAATCATCGGCCATTGGACAATTGTCCATCAAAAAAAGCGGTTGCCCGGTTTGTTCGCATACCATACCATCCACGGGGTGTTCAATTAACTCCTCGCAAATCGAACAGAATTTCATTTTCTCTGCATAATTCATCCAAAACTCCAATCGGGGTTTAATTTGGGCGTATTTTAGTCAAAAAGTGCAAAATCGCAAGTGGACAATGTACTGATCATAATGATCATAATAATGATCATTTAGCGGCTTTGCCGCTTGATCGCTTTTTTGTGGATAGTTGGGAGAGACTCTCTTTACCCGGCTTTATGCCGGGGGAAGGGAGTACATGTACTATTATGATCATTATTATATTAACTTGGCGTGACAATCAATAGCATGCTACACTGTAGCACGGTCGTGTGGTTCACCATTATACACGATTACCGGGTAATTTGTGATCGTGAATTTTGGGATTGTTGCTCTGCATTTCTCGCATTCTAATCCGTAAATGTTTACTCGGTGAACCAGTTTTAGAAATTGCGCGAATTCAAAATTGTAGGTGCTTCTCCCAAATTCGTCTCCTCGTTCAAATTCTTCGTTTATATCCACAAACCGCATTTTTCCGTTGCATATTGGGCAATGTATATGCCCTGTCCGTATTCGTGGTTCTAAATTCTTGTCCATTATGATTTCAAATGGTGTTTGTGCTTCAGTCATTCTTTTTTCTCCATGATTTCATACATTTCACATTCTCCGGTTTCGCTGATAATTACCGATTTAAATTGGCATTCTCCTCCCGTGTTGAATCTGCATGCCATTTTTAAACACATTGCGATTGTTGTTTCAGTCATTTTTTAACCTGTGTTCAAAGTCTTTGAATACTACAATTGAAACTGGGATAGATTTTATCCAACATTCCATTCCACAGTTTGGACAAATAAGCGGGGTTAAAATATGGTCTTCCTTTATTAGAATTCCTCCAAAATCCGATTTTATCCCCATTGCGGTATCACACACCGGGCATTTCCATTCATTGTCTTTTATTTGCATTCTTGCGTCAGTCATTTTTTATACTCCTTTAGTAGGTTGATGATGTTCTCGTTATAAGATCTGAAATTTCTTGCATCTCGTAACATTTCGCTTTTATGAATCTCTCGTTTCATTTGTTTTTTAGTCTGACTCTTATGAATTTTCTTTTTCACAAGGTCAGGATACGGGTCCACAAGCGGGCATGAAATGAGGGTGTTGATTACTAACCCACATTTCTCGCAACAATGATATATTCGCTGGAACTTTGTAACCTCCACCAGAAAGCCGCACCCAGACTTAAAGCAATTGAATGCTGTTGGTTTAATATCTGCCACTTAAATTCATCTCCTTCCATAGGGCATTCACCAGGGATACTGCTTCTGTGTTTTCGATTCCTGCATCGTAGATAGCCATGTCAGTCAATCGTGACTTGTCCGGCCATTTCCCGGTATCAGTAAATTCCTTCATACGCAATTCTTTGATTTTAGTCATTCCATCCCGGTTAGTAAACGAGAATAACCCAGATGCTTTATCCGTATCTAATTCCCCGGTTTTCGGGTCCGTTCCGGTGAACCGCATGGCTTCTTCATAAATCCAAATTGCTCGGTTGACATCAATTGGTTGCACAGATTCAGATAACCGTGTCTTGGCGGAAGCCTCAGACATCCGAATAATGTCTTCAATTTGTCTGGGGGTAATGGGGATTGCTGACTGTGCTTTTCCTCTGATTTTTGCGTAATAGTCTTCATACATCTGTGCTGCTTCGTCGGAGATTTCGGGGGTGCACGACTGTTTTGCATGAGCAATGAATTTTCTTACTTTTTCAATTGGGATTTTCTTTTCAGCGGTTTTACCTCGATGGGCGTTGATAATATGTTTTGCAATTGCCCTGTCGTTTTTTGCATCGGGTTCATCAGTGAGTAAAAAAATGAGTCCGAACCTGGAGAGTAACGACGGAGCAAATGTAACCTGACTTCCAAGGTCTTGAAACTTGTCGAATCTGGACCGTTTCGGGTTTGCTGCAGCAAGGATTGCACATTTTGTAGATAAGTCTGCATTAATGCCTGCTTTGTTGATGTGTAAGACTTGTTCTTCGGCAATCTCGTGTAACGCGCTGACCGCATCCTTATCAATTTTGTCGAGTTCATCCAGGAACAAATTTCCTTTATCGGCTAATACGGCAGCACCAGCCTCAATTTCCCATGCTCCATCGGTGCCTTTTGTGGCCGCCGCTGTAAGTCCAGCAGCAGATGTAGCCTTGCCAGATGCGTAAATACCTCTGGGGCACATGTTAAAGGCGGATTTAAGTAACTTTGATTTTGCAACGGAAGGATCTCCGCATAACAGGATATGGAAATCTGCTCTAAAGCGGTCACCATCGTCGGTAGTTTTCTCGACCCCTCCAAGCAACTGCAGTAACATCGCTTGCTTGACTGCTTCGTACCCTTTGACCACTCCACCGATAGATTGCCATAAATTATCAAAGATTGCTGGGTCTTTTGCAAATGCTTCAAATTCTGTCACTTCCTCTGGCGTAATTTCAATTTTACTGAAATCTTTGTTCTTTACTTCAACAGACTTTGCATCCATATAGGTATCAAGAGTTGCACCATTTTTCTTTTGATGCCCTCTGAACACGCCATTGATGACAATGATATTCCCTGGCTGAACTTGCCCGGTCAAATCGTCTAACAGTTTCACCGTCAGGATTTCTGGTTTAGTTCCACTCCCATCCTCAGGCGGGTCTTGCACATGAATGATTTGGAAATCTTTCTTGATGGACTGTTTGAGCATGAATCGCCACGATTTCCCGCCACATAGACATTTGTCATGTGGTGGAATGACTTCCTCTTCTTCGACAGGGACATACACTGTCTTGTCTTTACATGCATTGCATTTGAACGCTGCATGGACCAGTCTTGGCTTTACAGTCGTGACTTTTCTCACTATCACACGCAGGCTTGTAAACTTTTCAAGATATGATGAGTTCAGATCCTTTACCGATATTCGGTTGGGGAACCCAATGAACCGGAGATTGATAGAATGTTTTGACCCATTCCATCCAGGTATCATTCTGCCTTCCATCAAGGCACTGTAAAGGGCGTTTTCTGCAAGTAATGGATCTTTTACTATCTCATTGAACAACTCCTCTGACGTTGCGTTAATGTTGATTGTAAGCGTTTTCTTTTTTGGGTAAGAAACCTTCAATAGTTCAATCTGTGGTTTATGTTCCTTACTCAAGTTTTCTTTCCATAACCAAACTAAATTCGCCATAGTGTTTTTACCTCTTAAATGATGTCTAATGCTACCAGCATTGTTGTTTCGTCGTCTTCTTCTGCATCTTCAAAACAAGATTTACACACGTTCCATTCTTCGGACATTTCGTCGTCATCATATGCAAACATGCAGTTGTCACATACAAAACTCATTTGTTTCACATCCGGTATTTACAGGGAAATACCATACCCGGTCTGAACAGGGATATACACCCCCCGAAGACTCAAAAAAAATAAAAAAAATAAATCGGTATATCTCGGGTAAGGTACACCGACTTACTGGTATTCTTCGGGCATCTGCGGTGGTTGCGCCATTGGTGGGGGCACAATAACTGCAGGTTTTGGTACTGGTGCAGGAGGTGGAGTTGGTGGTCTTTTTAGTGTAGCCACCATTGCTCGGATTTCGTCAGCGTTTACATTGTATGCGACTGCTATTACACTTGCAAGTGTGTATAGTGCATTTGCGTCCATTCCTCCACTTGATGGTGCTGGTGTTGGTTTGGGAGCATTTGGTGGGAACGATCTTCCTCCAAATCCTGTTTGAGGTGCATTATATGCTGGACGGGGTGCTGATGGTTGTGATGGGAATCCTGCTTTCTTCAGGAATGTTACCATTGGTTGTCCATCGACATCTTTGACTGTTACATCAACTTCGCTTCCTGGTTGGAATGAGTTGAGAAATCTCTTTACGTTTTCTGCTACCCAGTAACACTGGTCATTGAAGGCGATAGTATCCTCGCCCACTGATTGGAGTATTGCCTTTGCCATGTTATACCTGCCTTGTTTTGTTTGAGTTACAACTTAAAAAATGTGTTCATGCCCAGAATATCCGGGCAACTATCCACAGGATTACAAATGCTGTAATCCATCGCAGTGTTGTCATTACTATTCCAATTATATCAATTAACGCGGCGTCTCCCATATTGGTTTGTCCACGTCGAGCCCGGCGCAACGACTCCACCCATAACAGTATTGGCACTCGATGCATCGACCTTCACATTTCCAGTATTTACCTTCTGGTTCTTCTTTGCTCACTAAAAAGGTTGGATACCCCGGGATTAGATCATTGCTGAGATATGCACCAGAAGCAATTACTTGGAGGTTTTCTGGTATTCTCCAGGTAGACTTTTCAATGATGTCCCATCGTTTGGTCCATATGGTGAATTTTGCATGTTGGTTTAATGTTGCAAGTAACACACAATTTCTCCAATGGTTGTCATTGATAAGTTCACCGAATGCCTGAATTCTATGAGACCCGTGTGGTGCCCATGAGAGAAGTGATTCTCGCATTGGTTTAGACAGAATCTCGTAGTTGCGGGTGTATGCTTTGTTGACGTTTGGACGAATCATGCAATACCGTTTGGCGTAGCAATGTTTTCCAAATGAACATTCATGCATACAAAAATCGTTTGACAGTGGTGAGGTATTCCCCCATGACCACATACCGCTCATTTTTCCGCCTTTAGACATTGGGTGTTGTGTCCAAAGTGTGAGGGGTGTCAATTCTTTCATTATTCTACTAACTCCTGTTTGTTATTGTGTAATTTTTGTTCAAAATTTTCAACTTCTGTATATCTTCGGTGTTGTGGATTTAATTCGTATTTCCAACGGTCTAATCCAATCATTATCATTGTGAATTCGCGTTCAGTAAATTTCATTTTACTTTGCCTCTAATGCTATTGCTTGTTCAGTAATCCTTCCAATAGTTTTTTCGTAAGATTCGCCAATGCATCGTTCTGCTGCTCCTTGGATACTTTCGTAAAGCCCAGGTGTTAGATTTGACCACGTTGCATATTCAGTCAGGCAATTGTAGATTTCGTATCTTGACGTGTTATCAAGATTGAAATTTCCTCTCTCAAGCATTTCATGGACCCGCTTTTCGCTTATTCCATAACTGGCAATGGTCATGGTCAGTTCATCTTCACATGAGAATCTGAACGTCTCTTGTGAAGCCTTGTTGAAGATATCCAAATATGTGTTCTTTGCTTGGAGGGTTGATTGCAACATGTCTTTGATTTTAGTTGCAACCTTTTCTAAAACATCTCCCATATGGCGAACTGATAAGATATCCAGTTTAAGGTCAGGAGTATCCTTGAATATCATACCATTGCTACAGATTCCACGAACAGCAAATGGGAAGATGTTAAGACCGGTTTCTTTGTTGTAGGAATTGCGAACTGAGTATCCAAGATTGATATCTTGTCCTCCTGCAGGGTCAGATATTTTGAGGTTTTCAAAAGTCATGTCTAACCATGCAGATGTTTTGAAATCGTTTACACGACCTTGCATGACTACACCTGCTTTATTCAAGGCATTGATTACGCTAACAAATGCGTCTTGATGTTGTATTAGTTCATACTTGCTTGATACGCAAGATACTTCCTGGTTGTTTACGATAATTGAATCGTATTTAGATCGTTTTGAACTTGGGAATCCTTCATATGACGATTCTCTGAACAGTTCTTCTTTTCGAGCACTGGTCAGGTTGTTAAAATGGGGAGTTTCAAGGAGGTCATCCATGGGGATGAAATCTTTTTCGGGTTTGTATACTGCATTGTTTGTGAATGTCATGTTAATCAGGCCTCCATATATCCAGAAATCTGTTTTAAGAAATATTCAAATGGCTGTCTGTCGGGACTGTTGTATGATGTTTCTCTTCGATGATTGTCCCAATTTTCTTCTGCTTGTTTGTATTCTTCGCGGGTGATGCCATATTTTTCCATTGCTTCAACCGTTTCCCATTCTGCTTTTTCTTTGTTGTAGATTTCTTCAAGTTTTTCGTATTCTTCCCATGCGTCTGCATCTGGTGCAAATTCGATGTGGATGACCGCTTCTTTTTTGCGATATCCTTCAACTTCACATTTTGTAATGCGAATGTCTTTCATTTTTACAATGCTTGCAATTGCAAGTGACATTGCGATGGTTAATTCGTGTTTTGCTTCTTTGTTGTTGGTTTCTGGTCTGATTGGTGCGATTGGTTCCATTTTTTATTCCTCGTTTAATTTTTTTATTTTGTAAGTTATTTTTGTCATTAGTGCTCGGATTTGTGCTGATTCACACTCTTCTTCGTATTTTGCGTTTAAAACACATGAATTACAAAGATTGTTTATGCAAAATCGGTTGAGTGCTTCGATGAATGTTTCACAATCATCCGAGAATTTCTGGTTTATTTGTTTGTAATGGTCCTTGTTTTGGCCTTCTGGGAGTTGCATTTCGTTTTCTCCTTACTACTGGTTGTTTTTCAATGATCATTGCAGACAGTTCAGTGCAGGCAAATACTCCAATAGGTGCAATTGAGTAGATATACATTTCAAGTGCGTCCCGTGCTGCCACAGCATTAACGATGATGCTCGTGAGCGTGAAGAAGCCCATAATCAGCAGGGGTGCTTGGGTTGGTTTACCTATTTTACTGAAATAGACACGAATGAACATTGATAGACACATTGTTCCATCGACTACTAACGGGAATAGCTCCGCAACCGCTATACGGTGCATCATTGCAACTTCATACATTGCTCCATAGGAAACAGCCATGCATATGAAAGACATGGTTATTGTTCCTATTAGAGCCATTTTAAACTCTATTTTCATGATAATCGCTAAAAAAGAAAGAATTAATCGGTGGGCCTCGGTTATTCGTCAATTGTTACAAACCCATTTCTGATACTTCATTGGTTTCATCATTAACACCTCCCATTGGTACTCGGTTGTGATCAGTTACTATCCATGCTGCTTCGGTGAATCTGTCCCATCGGTCATCGCTTGGTGATTTCATCCAATTCATTTTACCATCTTCCGCTTATGCAATCGGGTATCCATCTGTTCATTCCGCAAGATTTACAGTGCCATAATCTTTCAAGTGTTGTTCCTTCGTATGCAAGGATTTTTGTTTCAAAATTGGTTTGTTTATGGCAGTATGCACACATTACAGGTGCACGTTTGGTGAAATGTCCCACGCTTTTCGGTCTAACCACGCGATTTCCTCTGGTTGATTGTATTCGTCTTCAATTCCACTTTCATGCATTATTGCATATGTTTCGAACATTTCATCAAGTCTCATATTTGGTCCTGGATGTTTTCATTGAATATTCCAAACCACCATGTTGCAATGGCGGTTGCTGTTTGTTGGTTATTGCACATTTGCAGCAGTACAATGCGAAGATATTCTTTGGTTTTCATGTATCCTTCGGCTGATACTTCGATTTTGATGTTTGCATATCCTGGGAGGGGTATAGTTCCACCTAATGTGCAGTTGGTTTGTGTTGTCATTTTATTTTCTCCATAGTGGTAGGTTTTTTCATCTGTTGTAGTAGTTGCATTTTTTATGTTCGTTGCAATTTATGCAGTCTTCATTTACTGCTGGAGCCCATGCACTGCATTTAATTTCATTTGCTGATTTTGGTAAGCATTTTTTATTCATATCTATGCAGTTTTTGCAAGACATTGGTGTTAGACATGGTCTATTCATGTTATTTGTTCCTCTCTTTGGGCCCATTATTGCTAATAGCACCTGTTATGTTGTCAGTATGGGCACGGTTAGACAATACGGCCCATGCTTGTTCTTTCTGCTGTTCTGTGAGTGTTCCATTCCCGATATGGGTTAAGATATCGGTTGATTTCATTCTATTAAATTTCATTGTGCTGTCCATCCTATAGCCATTATTAGGCTACCTTGTTCTTCGAGCGTATCTATTACTGATATCCAGTCGTGCTTTGCTTTCATGCTTACACGAAGGCTATCAGAATCGTGTGTAGGTTTGTAAATGATGTTATACATGGTGTTTACTCCTTGCTGGGTTGTGATGCGTCTGTGTTGATGTCAATGATTGTTACGGGTTTCCCGAGTTTTAACATGGTTTGTATCATGTTCTTGGTTCCTGGCGATTCTCCATTGTAGAATGCGATAAGCCGGTCAGCGAATAATGCCATCTCCCTGTTACGTATAGGTCCTGCATTGAACCCGTATTTGACCCAGTTTGCCGGGTATTTGTGGAGGGGTATCCGGTGTATCATGGCGTAATTAATTGCCATGGTGTCTACACCTTTAGCACATCCAGACACAATCTCGTCCCCATCCGTCAAGTTACGGTCTAACACCACGCTTAAGGCGGTGTAATCATGGTAGTTTCTACTACCTGCTATTATCACTTTCATGCTAATCACAATAATAAAAAAGAATTAATCGGTATGATTCAGTAACGATACATTGACTAAAAGTAACACCGGGTATATGCTACATATACGTGTGTTTCCACTGGAAACCATATACATCAATGTACAATAATGTACAATCCATTAAATGATGATTAATAATGATAATAATTGATTATAATGATTAGATCATGTGATCATTGCGCCGATGATTATAATATATCAATAGTGGTTGGTACAACCACACTATATCACACACAGATCACTATCACAACACAGCAAGAATGAGTACTAGTACATTATGATCAATGATCATGATAAATGTATGTGCGGCAGGTATGATGATTATCATACATGTATTATAGGGGTGCCACACGGAGATACATTGGGGCATACGATATAATCAATTGGTGTTACTGGTGCCCGGTGCACGAGTGGAGATGCTGCGCCACCTTCTCAAAGGAAGAGAAGGAGATACTCGACCTGGATCATAAAAAAAGATCAGGGGTTGAGGCCCTTGAACTCGGCGGGCATTCCATTCACTTGAATCCACTCTCTTGCCCGGTCCACTTGTGCGACCAGTCGTTCATACTCATCCACTGGTATGTAGTCGAACTTACCACCCGCGTCGTAGTGCTCCCAATACATTGCGAGCCGTGCGTCCCATTCGGTCAGTTCGTAGTTCATTATGTCAATTAGTGCGTCGTCTGTTTTGCTCATGTTAATCACCTAAACTAAAAAGAATTAATTAGCGTGGTGAGATGAGAGCCATCTCATACTCAACCATCTCCATGGCCCGGACCAATAGATGGAACGGCCATGGGCATTCATCTTCGATTCCATTATCTGAATATCCAACGACATCCTTGAGCATTGCTGCATGCATCGCTCTCAATTCTTCATAACTGCATACTGATATATCGATCATGATAATCGTAAGATCAAGAAAGA